AATCTTCAATATATTTGGCCCGGGCCCAGTTTACATATCTATAAGAATATGGTATAATAGCAATATACTAATTTAAGGGGAATTTGCATGCAGATATTTGTGACTAGTCGTCAGGGAATTCAGCATATTACAAAAGCTTTCGCGAAAGAAAATCGACCGGAGAAGATTGCAATAATTTCAATAACTGATCCGGATTCGAAGCCGGCTAATATCACAAGATCTCCAGGATTTTCTGGTATTATTCGGATGAGATTCGATGATATTGAGCAAGATGATTTTTGGCACGGAAAGTTCCTTAATGCAATGAGATCTTGGCAAGCGAAAGAAATAGCTAAGTTTGTCAATGAGGTTGAGGATAAGATTGATTTCCTTTTTGTTCATTGTGAAGCTGGGATTAGTCGAAGTGCAGGCGTCGCGGCCGCAATTAGTCTCGCTAAGTTTGGCAACGACGAAGAATTTTTTAAGTCAGGAAAATATTCGCCGAACATGAATTGTTATAAGTTAACTTTAGAGGCTTTTGGTCTTAAGATGGAACCAATGACACTTGAGGAACTCGAAAAAATTAATATTCAATCCATTAAAAAGAAATATGATGAGGAGAATTAATTCGAATGTATAATGATGATAAAGCAAAAGTTATTTTTGGTTGCGGAAGCTTTATTTTTGTATTAGTCATTTCTATTATCACCGGAGCTTTTCTTTGGCCATATACAATCAATACCTGGCTCGTATATTTTGGTAAACCAGAAGCGATTAAAATGTGGCATGGTGCTCTTATTGGATTCATTCCATTTATTGGTCAAGCAACAATTCCTGCGGCATTTATTACTTGGATTATGATGATGTTTCTTGTTTAGGGATTTAGCAACAATTTAAATATTATTCTTACTATTTTTGGAGAGTTGCCAGAGCGGTAATGGGCCGGTTTCGAAAACCGAGGCCGAGGTCAAACTCGCGGGGGTTCAATTCCCTCACTCTCCGCCATTAGATTTGAAAGGAATGATTTGGATGTTATTTTATGTTAAGCAGAGATTGGCTGTATTCTGAATTCTTTTTTTAACTATTTTCTATTTCTATCCATCTACATCACCACCTAATATGTAATAGCTAAACATTTATCTAGTTATTATTAATAAAATATTAAATAAAAATGGGAGTGATGTAGATATGTCAGTTAAAATTAGTCCAGATTGGAATACGTTCTGTAAGATTATGGGTACTGAAGATCCGAATGATATTCAGTTGGAGCTTCGTGAAACGATTGTTCAGGAGTTTACGAAGCGGTATCTTAAAGGTCTTGTTAAGACTGAAGAATTTGAAAAGCATGCTAACTTAATTCGTAAAGAAATTTCAACTGAATTTGAAAAAACAATTGAAAAACAAGTTGCTGATATTGTCGAGACAAATACTACTTGGGGAACTAAGAAATATGCTTTAAAACAAGAAATTGTTGACAAGATCAACTTAGTTGTTGAAAATAACATCTCCAATTTCATTAAAGCTAAAGTTGAAGAAAAACTAAGTTATATTGATTTAAATGATTTAGTTAATAAGAAAGTTGCATCTTTAATAGATTGGAAAGAAGCATATATCGAACAGAAAATCAAAGAAAATTTCATTAAAATGGTTACAAAAACAATGAACGATATTACAAATGTAACAAACAACAATTAAAGGAGGGTATTGTATGCGTAAGTATTTAGTATCACTAGTTTTAGTTTTTTCTCTTCTATTTATTCCTGGAATTTCATACGCTTCTACACCAGAACCTGGATGGTGGGTTCATCAAGAAGGTAGTGAAGATGGTCAATGGACTAATATTCAAGATGATGTGGATGCAAGAATTCTTGAATTGATTGATGAGTATGGTGTTGGTGAACAAGGACCACCTGGTCCTCAAGGACCTCCAGGTAAAGACGGTGTAGATGGTGTAGACGGTAAAGACGGTGTAGATGGTGTAGACGGTAAAGACGGTGTAGACGGTAAAGACGGTGTAGATGGTGTAGACGGTAAAGACGGTGTAGATGGTCTTCCAGGTCCAAAAGGTGACAAAGGAGATAAAGGTGATCCAGGTGTAGGTGTTCCAACGGGTGGATCAACCAATCAAGTATTAGGTAAAGCTTCCGGAAATGATTTTGATACAAAATGGATGGATGTAGTAACTCCGGGAGATCTAGCTAATGCTCTTAAACCCATCAATGACAAGAACGTTCAGCAAGATCAGCGATTAGATCGAATGGACAATCGATTGGAAGATCTAGAAGATTCCCAATTTATCCTTGGATTGAATTTTAGATTGAATGATACGAAAAAGACAACTCTTGAAGCTTTCGGCGATTATTCAGTCGATCGAGAAAAGATTGACCGATATGGCTTAAGATTGACAATCAAGATGGGAAAATCTTACGAAGAAAAACTTATTGAAGAATTAATGTTAAGAATTTATGAATTGGAACATAAGTTATCACAATAAACTAGAATAAGAGAGAACAAAAATGGTCCTAGAAATAGGACCATTTACTTTTTGAAATAAATATGGTATAATAACATGTAATGGATGGTGAGTGAATTGCAGAAAATAACACAAGACATGATTGATGATGCAAATAGAAGCATAGATGAGCAATGTGATTTCCGTAATTTAGATAAAGCTGACCAGAAAATCAGAATGGCCGTAGCACTTGATAACATTTGGTCTATCGGTTACGATTATGACGGATATGAAAATTCTATTGTAGAATTGCGTGGTCTAATAGATTATTTTGTAGCTATATCATTGGCCACTGAATACTGGAAAATTTTAGCTGAGGACAAAGAGTAATGAAATATGAAGTAAAGTATTGGTTTTGTTCATGCTACAATCCACAATGTAATATCACATTATATTATGATGAAGATAATGTATCCGAAGATGGAGATAAAATCCTAGAATATACAATGGTTTATCCAATGTATTTCAGAAACATTCCATTGGAAGAGAGATTGAAATACCATAAGTTTTTTGGCAAATATAGTCTTAATAACATCATCTACTATGGAACTTGGAGATATACTCTATGGAATATAATAGACAATATACTATTTAAACCAATTGATATTGTTAAACAGCTGGTTGATGTTCTATTTAGAGATATGCATCTAGTTTATGATTGTCTTCCAGTCAATGGAGATGTAGATGAAATAAAAAAGTATGATAATTCATTGAGCATATTAACTGAAGATCATGGTAACTATGTAAGAAAAATCATATCATCAGAATATCCTATAAATAAAAGTGATGCTGGTGTATTCTTGTTGTTGAGATATATTTTTAGAGGATTTATTTCAGCTAAACTTGTACGAGATATTGAAAATGATAAGATAGATTCAGATTATGTTTATTACGAATAACTGAAAGGAGATATATTATGAGTCAGTGCCGGGTTGGATGGTCAGCCGAAATTAAAACGATCGAAGTAGGTTCAACCTACGAGGTAGATGGTTATCTATTCAAGAAGTTGAAAAATGGAGACATCTTAATTGTAAAAGATAACATTAACTTTAAGGTTGCTAAGAAAGATTTGGCATCGGTATCACTTGCATTGGAGTTAATTTGGGCTAACAAGGTTGTATTCAAAGATTATACGAGGTCAGATTAAAATGAAAATATCTAAAGAATGGGAAACCCTTTTTCAACTATTCTGCCTTGACTATAGTTTGCCTCATAATTATCGACGCAATATTCTGGTATGTACATGGAATATGGTTGCCTAAACCGGTTGGTCCAATCTATATATCATTTCCTGCAGTACTTGCTTACATTTTTGATTTAATAGCAATAATTATTGGAATGATTAAAGCAATGTCTAGTGAAATCTAATGAAAGGTTTAAGGTGACAAGATGAAACCTGTAGAGATATTTAATGAAAATCAGCTCAAAAAGTTTGAAGAACAGTGTAGAAAAGCTAAATTTAGTACATTTTTCAATGAGTGGATTAAAACTCCATTAAATAACATGCACGTAGGTCTTTCACCTAAGTCTAGTTTCAGTTTATGGGTATTTGATAGAAATATAGATAAAGACGATGCATATCTAGAAAAAATTTTAGTGAGGTTAGATAAGCTATGAGATTTATTGTTTTTGATTTAGAAGCTACATGTGATGAGAATCATCCTGGTTTCGATAATGAAATTATTGAGATTGGAGCAGTTCAATTTGGAGATAAAGTGAGAATTGGTACTTTTGATAGTTTTATTAAACCAAAAGTTAATCCAATTCTAACTCCATTTTGTAAAAAATTGACATCGATAACTCAGCAAGATGTCGATCGAGCTGACAGTTTTCCAACAGTTCTTAAGAAATTTCTAGAGTGGACTGGAAATCATGCAGTTTTTTGTTCATGGGGCTTTTATGATAAGAAGCAGATGATTAAAGACTGCACAAGATATGGGTTAAATTATAACTTTATCTACAATCATATCAGTCTAAAGCATCAATTTCATAAAGTTCACATTGCTCATCCTGTGCCTTCTCGAGGTGTTGGAATGGAGGCAGCTTTAAGAATGTTGAATCTTCCTCTTATAGGAACTCATCATCGTGGAATCGATGATGCTGAAAACATTGCTAAAATCTTCACAAGATATTATGATTCTTGGGTGATCTAATGGATATAAGTGAAGATCGAATTATTTGGCTTAATGAAGTTTCAAAAGAGATGGTTGAACATGCTATAGAAATGAGAAATAAATATGGCCGAGATTTCATATCAAGGCATGAAGCGATTAGCGTTATTCGCGAAGAGTTTGAAGAAGCTTGGGATGAAGTAAAAACGAATGGTAGCAAAGAGAGACTATTATCAGAATTAGAACAGCTTGGCGCAATGGTTATTTTGTTTGCTAGTTTAGTTGAGGATGGTGTAATCGATTGACTTTTGATATAATTATATTAAATTTGACAATTACGTTTATTTTTGCTTCCGTCATATTTATGTTGAAATATTTAAATACCCTTACACATGAATTTATCGGAAAATGCCTTCCAGAAAATAGATCAACTAAATATATTTCAACCGCAATATGGCTGTTTCAAATTGGAATATTGTTTCTTATCATCCATATTTGGTTATAAAAGTTTAGCCATTTACAATTCCTAAAGTATATGGTATAATTTTATTGGACAACGATATTTAAGATTTAACGGAGGTATAATTAATGGGTGATCGGGCTAACATTTGTGTAACTGAAACTGATGGCGGAGAAGCTACCAAAGTATATCTCTATACGCATTGGGATGGATCTGAATTGGCGGTCAAATTGAAGAATGCTCTAATTCGTTCCAAAGATGATCGTTGGAAAGATGGTCCTTATTTGACTCGTGTTATATTTTGCGAAATGGTTAAAAATGATATCAATGGTACTACAGGATATGGAATATCAGGTTATATAACAGATAATGAACATGATATCCTATATGTTGATGTAGATAATCAAGTAGTAAGAACTAATGAATGTAGTTACACTTTTGAAGACTATATTAAACTAGAAAATAATATTCTTAGAAAACTGATTTGAGGTGTTATGGATATGATAGAAAAGGAATATAAGTATTTGTGCGTCATACCCGAATCAACAGCTGAACTGTTGACTAAATCTAGAACATTGAAATGCATAACTCAGACATACTTTTATAATGATGACGAAATCTATCGATTGCGCCATGTATATACACCGTACATAAAATTTGCCGATCAAGATTGCGATTCATATTATTTGACAAGAAAAGACGGTTGTATATATACTGAAGATAATGCTATTATTAGAAACGAGCAAGAAGTTAAATTACCTAGTAAATCTAGCTATCTTAAGATTCTTAAAGATTATCAATTAGATAAGAACTATAAAGAATGCTCAATTAGCAAGCATAGATACTCCTTCTTCAATGATCGAATCATAGTTGACGTATTTATGTCTTTATCTAATGGTGATCAAATTGGCATCATTGAAATTGAAAATGCACCATTATATCAATTCAATCTCCCTAAGAATTTTAGACACATTTGCGCAGTATCTAAAATGAAAGAATTTGAGAATTTTGAAATGGCTAAAAATGGTGCTTTTCCAACTAAACTTGCGATTGAATTGTTGGTTAGCAGAATGATCTGTCCGATTTGTGGAAAAATTAATCTAGAGGTTAAGAATGGTTTAATCCGTTGCAGTTCGTCGAAATGTTTTGAAATTGGTCATTCATTTACAATATTGGCTTTTGCTGAATTAGTTGATTTCTATAATCTATTCACATAGGACGGAAGATTTGAATGAAAATACGAAATGGTTTCGTATCAAATAGTAGTTCAAGTAGTTTCATCATACCAATAAGCATACTAGGTTTTGACAAGATAAGTTTTGCAGCTAAAAATGAAAAGCCAAACATTACATTAGAAGACTTTGATAAAAAAGAAAAGAAACAGAATAAAGCAATAGAGAGCATTTTAAACAGAGAAATAAAACATCTAAATAAGATAGATACTGGATGGGATATGCTCATTTATAAAGGTTATTTTATAGCAACAACAGAATTAGATAATTTTGATTTAATATCATATTTAGATGAAAAATACGGCATAAGAAATCAAAATTTGACTACATTCGGAAGCTATACAGGATTTGATCATCATATTAAAACTCTTAAAGAAATGGTTGATTATTTCTTTGATTATGTTCAGAGAACAATTCTAGAAGAAGAGCTTGATGAACCATGGTAGTATTGATGTCTGTCATTATTGGTATAGTTGTTGGAATAATTGCATGCGGTATATATTTTATGTATCTAATGACTAATGGTTTTAAAGATTTTGGACCATTTTAATATATGGAGAGTGAACTAGACGGGGTTTCTAGGGCTGCCTGCTAAGCAGTTCGTTCGTTTAACGCGAATCCGGGTCGGGACCGGCGCTCTCCGCCAAATGATTATTGATTGGAGGAATTAAAATGAAAGATTTATTAAAATATATAACAAATAATATAATCGAATCTAAATCTTCAACTGCAATTTTAGTTGTTGATTTTCAGAATGATTTTGTTGATGGATCTTTAGCTGTATCAGGAGCTAAAGAACTAGTTCTGCCAATCGAAGAATTTATTATAAGATTGTGGTATACAGCTAATAATATAACATATATTTTCACTAAAGATGTGCATCCGGATGATCATTGTAGTTTTAAAGAAAATGGTGGACTATGGCCGCAACATTGTGTTAAAAATACTCATGGTGCTGAATTTGCATTTACAACAGAATTTATTGACGAATTCTTGCCAAAGCTTAAGAATACCATGGTTCTATTCGAAAAAGGTCAAGATCCAGATCGCGAAGAATATTCTCCATTTAATCTAGAAGTTAAAACACATGCTAACCTAGAAAATCGACATCTTAAACTTGGACAAATAAATGATATTGAAACTTTTTATGTTTTTGGTTTGGCTACTGATTATTGTGTAAAGAATACTGCAATGGATCTTGTAGCAGCTGGGTTTAAAGTAATTGTCATTTCCGATCTATGCAAAGGAGTAGATCCTGAAACAACTAAAGCCGCAATTGAAGAAATGCGAGCTGCTGGAGTTATCGTATTATAATATTTTGGAGAGTTGCCAGAGTGGTAATGGGCCGGTTTGGAAGACCGAGGCGGGGTAAAACCTACACAAGTTCGAATCCTGTACTCTCCTCTGTAAATGAGGAATGCTGTAGATGACAACGCAAATTTATAGATGGTTACCAATATCAAAAAAGTGGGTATCTGAAGATACTAAAAACAAAGAAGATTATATCCAGATGTTAAAAGAAACTGGGTGTATGGGTAATGATGATATTAATGTACATTATTTTTGTAAACTCGTAGATGGAGATAAAGTCAATTATACTGAAGTCACTCAACATACTAACGTTAATGAAAATATGGGTCAATCTGATTATTTTATGCCAATTAACTCTAGGTTAGAGTTCAGTCAACCACATAAAAGACAACTACCTCTTGAAATAATTAAAGCTGATAATATTGAGTTTGATGAAACTGAAGAGCAATATTTCAAGAGACAAAAGGAAAAAGAATATTTTCACATCTTTATTGTTAATGATAACTGTTGGTATAAAGTAAAAATTGCTGATTTTGGATGGTTTGTTAAGAATGGATTTTTGACTGAAAATGATATTATTAGAACCAGCACTATCGATAAGTTTGGAAATATTATACGACAAGAAAATGTCTCACAGTATGCATATTTAAGATTTACAGAAGAATACCATTGGATTAAGTATTATCCAGGAATTGCAATGCCTCTCATCGACGACATCTCTATTGGTTATGCTAATGATCCAAAAGTCAAACAGTATGAAGATGTTTATATTGAACAAATGACAGGAGACAACGTTAAATATTTAGAATTAGAACGCATTAATTAATACGCAGCATCTCCATTAATTTTGTGATAGATGTGGAACAGCATTATTTTAAAAGGAGAATAAAATGGAAAATACAACTGAAGATAAAAGAGTAACAGATTTAAAAAATATGTTATGGAATTCTAGGAATGAATCTGAATCAGAACTTAATGAGATTAAAGCTAAAATATGGATATTTAGTAAATTTCCGAAGGTAAATGAAGGAGAATTCTTGTTTAGCCTGTTATACGTTCTATTCCTATTTAAACCGGTTGTTATCTTTACTTTTATTGTGCTTTTTGCTATCTTAGCCGTAATCTTTTATTTATTTGGTGCCATATTTTTCATGGTTTTCATTGGTACTACATTTAACAGTGCAATTTCCGCAATCTTAGGTTTAATAGTGTATGTTTTACTTAGTGGTGTTTGTTATGATTGGTATAAAAGAAAATATCATAAGTAATATTAATTAATATATTGTTAACAAACTAGACCTTGATTGGTCTAGTTTTTTTGCCCATTTACAATTTCTTATGATTATGATATAATAACATAAAATTGAGGTGATAATCATCATGATCTACTTAACTGGCGATATCCATGGTGACATAACTATATTTACACCGCCGTATTTTCCACAAAGTCATATGATGACTGAGAATGATTATGTCATCCAACTTGGTGACTTTGGCTGCTTCTGGAAAAATCCGCCGTCCAAAGAAGAAATCGAAAATCTTAAATTCTTTGATAAACAGCAGTACACAACTCTATTTATTGACGGAAATCACGAGAATTTTCCATTATTGTATTCATATCCAGTTGTTGACTTTATGGGTGGAAAGGCTCATAAAATCAATGATCATCTGTATCATTTGATGAGGGGAAATGTCTATACGATTGATGGCAAAAAATTCTTCACCTTTGGCGGAGGTTTGTCAATTGATAAGAAATATCGTATACCCGGAATCTCTTGGTGGAAAGAGGAATATCCATCTAAAACTGAAGAGAAGCATGCTCTGATGACCCTGGAGCAGCATAACTTCCATGTGGATTATGTTCTTACTCATGCTGCTCCGTTGTCAATATTAGAATATATGATTGACAATTATATGTTCAAGCCAATATTTGGAGAAGAAAAGACAAATGACTATGTGAGCAAATTTTTGGAATATGTGTTCTCTAAGATTACCTTTGATCATTGGTATTTTGGTCACTATCATTTTACAAGTGAAATAAATAGTAAATTCACTGCATTATATCAACATATAACGCGGCTTGGTACATTTGTCAATTAATATCAATTTAATTACAAAATCCTAAATTTATGTTATAATATGCCAGTAGTCAATCGATTGGAGGTAGCAATGATGGCGATGAGAAAGAAATCTAAGATTACAAGTTGGAAATATGACGGGCGTCGTGGTCGTAGGCTATCCAAGAGATTGGCCAATGTCCATGAAAGACGAGATGCTCGAAAGGAAATTCGTGGTGATTAATTATGACTAGTCAATTAGATATCCATACATTAAATCTGATCAAAATGATTCATCTGCAATACTTAGTTGATGATTGGTGTAGAGATCATCCGGCTTATCATGCTGCCAAAGCTCCCCGAACAGATTGTCCTAAATGCAAAGAAATGTGGCAGCATCGGTTGAGGCTAAATCAGATCAATGATATTATTGAAACTGAATTAGATAAAAATCCTACAGATGTTTTGGACTAAACTGAAAGCGATGTGGAAATAATCATGGAACTAATTAAACAAACAAGAATGCCTGGATATAACTATGATTTTTATGATAATGGTATGTTCCTAAGATGGGGATATACCAAAGATCATGATCCAGACTTTTCTCCAATCGGACCAGAAATTGCTGATATTGAAGTGTCTACCATTTGTAATGGTCCAAATGGAACTCCCTGCCCATGGTGTTATAAATCTAATACTGGGCAGGGAGAAAACATGTCACTTGAAACATTCAATATTATTCTTTCTAAATTAAATGAAACAAAAAATCTAACTCAAATTGCATTCGGAATAGGTGATATTGATGCTAATCGCGATCTTATTGCTATGTTTAGATCCTGCCGTTCGAATTCAGTGGTGCCTAACATTACTGTTAATGGTGTTCGGCTAGATAATCTTTTTGAAGAGAAATCTTATGCACAACATATTGCTGAATTGTGCGGAGCCGTTGCGATATCTCATTATGGAGATGATCTATTTAAATCCATATGTTGAGAAGATTTATGATAAATTGAATCTTGAGGAATGCGGAGAAATTATTGAACGATATCGTTTAGATACAGCACAAGCAAATCAATTATTGCAAAATATATCAATGGGTAAAAAAATAGTTATTGGTTCTGTTTCTACAGATGATTCAATGGACGCTGATTCGATGATGATCTTCTTTAGTCAAAAAGAATCATATGATGAATATACTGATTTAATATTAGAATGTGAGGAACCGTGATCATAAATTCAAATAAAAAGACACTTTATGTTAATTTAATTAGCGGACCTGGAGCTGGAAAATCTACTTTAGCTGCAGGTCTTTATTGGTATATGAAAACTCAATCATATAACAATTTAGTTATTGAACTCGTTCGTGAATATGCTAAAGACCTTGTATGGCTTGGAGACACAAATTTGTTGAGAAACCAACCGCATGTCACTCAAAAGCAATATGAAAGAATGACTATGCTTAAAGATAAAGTAGATATTGCAATAACAGACAGTCCATTATTATTGGGTTTAGTTTATGGCGAATATCCACCAAATTTTATTGACAATGTCATAGCAATGCACAAAGAATTCTTAAATATCAATATCTTTATTAAACGCAATTTGCCTTATGAGGAAACTGGCAGGTTACAATCAGAGAAACAAGCTTTAGAAAAAGATCGAGAGATACGGAAAATCTATGACGATAATCATATATCATATATCGATTTAAATGAAGCTGATAATTCCTTGTTTACAATCATGAAGTTATATGGTATAATAATGAAAGAATATAAAAGGATGTTTAAGGAGGATAATTGATGTCTAAATCAAGTCTTTATATCGCGCTATCTCTTGGTCATAATGCTTCAGCTGTAGGAATTGCTGACGGTGAAATTGTAGCTGCATATGAACAAGAAAGATTTACGAGAGAGAAATCATCTTCAAAATTTGCTGTAGATGCAATCAATAAAATAATTGATATATATCAACCAGATCCAGAAACTGAAAACTATTTTCTGATTAGTCATTGGTATGACAATTTCAATTTCATGAATGATTATCATGAAAAGATCAATAAACATTTTAACTACGATCTAATAGAAGATTATAAGAAAAATTACAATTTTAAGATTATTGCATTAGATAAACAGTTTACACATCATGATGCTCATGCCGAAGCTGTATTGAGTTTCTTCCATAATCATTGTACAACTGAGCAATTCGAAATATTAGCTAACAATGAAAATGGCTCATATATCTTTGTTTTTGATGGTTTTGGAAATAAACAGGAAGTCGCTAGCATATATCGAATCATCAAAAATGAATATGGTTTAATTGAATATGATCTATTAGACCGTTTATATGGATATGATAATTCTCTTGGTCTAATGTATCAATATGCAACATCTTTTACTGGAATGAAAGAAAATGAAGATGAATATAAATTTTTGGGGTATGAATCACGAATTCTAGATGTTATTGACAACCGTTCTCAGAAATATATTCATCGTGAAGCGGCTAAATGTGCCGAAAATTGGGTTGAAAACTTCAAACTTAAATCTAATATTGAAGTTGACAATAGCGATCCATATTATATCAATTTAAATAAGCTTAATGAAACTAAAACAAATTGGCATATTAAGTTTCAAAATCTAATTGATACTTTAGTTACAAAATATAATTTAAAACCAATCGATTCTTCCAATAAAGAAGATGTGTCTAGGATGAGATCAATAATTGGTCATTATATTCAGACTGTTATTGAATATGTGCATCAAATGCTTATTGATTATTATAAGGCAGATAATATTTTAGTCTGCGGTGGATTGTATTATAATGTAAAATTGAACAATACGATTCTCAAACACATTCCTGGACTGTTTTGTGCAGCACCATTAGCAGGAGATCAGGGTGCGGCTATTGGAGTATATGTCAAATATATTGGAGATTTTCCATATTATGATTTGACTTGGGGAAATCGTGATTATTCAGTTGAATTGAATATTCCGGAAGAAGTAAAACCTCATGTTGAAATTGTTTCTTCACAAAATGAATTGGTAAATAAAGCTGTAAAATATTTGAGAGATAATCATATTGTTCAAGTATTTGCTGGAGATATGGAATTTGGACCACGAGCTTTATGTAATAGTTCAACATTATCGATTGGTTATCATGAAAATGTTGATTTAATCAATTCTATCAATGGTAGAAATACTGTAATGCCATTTGCTCCAGTTACAATTCCTTCAGCAGCTAAAGAAGTATTCAATAATAAGCAGCTAGAGAAAGTTGTTGGTAGCCTAGGCTACATGATTGTAACGGTAGATTACAAAGAAAAGGTCATGAACCTTCCAGAGACATTCAACTTATATCGAGGAGTAGCTAATCCGTATCCGTTGAAGTCAACATATTCCGGTCGGCCTCAGATTGTCCAGGACACTGATTCACATATCTATAAGATTGTTGACAAGTTGTATCAAGAACTCGGGATCGCAGCGATAATTAATACATCACTGAATGTTCATGGAAAGCCAATTGTCTTTACACCGCAAGATGCAATCGATGATCTTGTTTTCAATCTAAATAAAGCGAATGAGCTTGGAATCGATAAATCAAAGATTCATTTATTAATATTGAACAACAAAAATTAACCATTTACACAACTTAAATTCTATGGTAAAATAGAGATGATGAATCTCTATTTTATTTTGCCTCGAGGAGGGCTTTTCTTTGAAACCATATGTAATTGCAATATCTGGTGCAAGTCATAGCGGAAAAACTACATTTATTAATGGTATTAAACAACTATTTGGTGATCAGGTCATTGTATATGATGAGGTCATTCGTAGATATGCAGATAATATTGATGAAATAAGAAAGAATGCAAAAGCATATTTTGATTTGCAAATAAAGATCATTGGTGAAAAAATCGCACAAGAAGAATTTTGTAAGGAAACCGCTCGCACACAAAATAAAATAGTCATTTTTGATCGAAGTTTAGCTGATAGTCTGTATTATTTCATGAAATATATCAATGTAGATGAATTGGATGATAAAGGTAAAGAAGATTATGTTTATTTTTCCGAAATGATAATCAAGAAACTAAATAACCATATGAAATATGTATATGACAAAGTCATTTATTTCAACCCAATCGATCCTTCATTCAATACAGATCCAATGAGACCAAACAATATTTTGGTCAAACAAAATCTAGAAGCTCACACGATAAAATCATATTTGATAAATAGTATGACAGAAACAAATCTGATGCATAAACTATTAGAAATCAACATTCGCGAAGAAAAAAGCTTGATCGATGTTCTGTTGAAATGCATCGATAGTATCGGTTGTAATATGGATGTTGATTGTTCAAATTTCTTAGAAAAATATTTACGGTATTCAGAAAATAGTTATACTTTAGCTAATACGATTACAAATTGTTATGGTTCGGTAAATACAATAAATCCTAATTTGCCATTTCTATTTGCCGGTTTATGCACGGATGATAAAAATACATCTGATCAGATTTTAACATGGTGTCAGGCAATTGATATTGAAGATGAATGGGAAGACTCACGATGTTATCCAACCGGATTATTTACTAAAGGAAATGTTATGATTGTCGGAGAAGCACCTGGTAGGAAGGGCAGAGGATTATATTCAAGTTATCTTAAACCATCATTTGTATTTACGATAACAAGTGCAATCCTTCGATATGCTCTATATTCAAAATTCAGGATATGCCCATATATCACTAATCTTCTTAAATATGCTAAACCGAACAATGAAGTTAAACCTGAAGATTTCAACGACAATTTTGATATTCTGCTCAGAGAAATTGAATTGTTAGAACCGTTGATAATCATTGCTCTAGGAAAGAATACCGGGAGATATTTACAAAACAATTTGCCAGAAAAATACCGTGATATCTTAAGATGTCATACACATCCGGCGGCATTGACATATCGATCATTGACTAATAAAGAATTGACCGATTATGCAGATAAACTTTATCAATTATCTGGAGAGGATGGTGAATGTTAATGGACTTAATTGTTGTAAAAATGCCAGAATATAACGATGATGACTATCTAATAAAATATCCTGGATTTGTTATTGAACAATATGATAGATATATTGATCTAGATCCATATACTAGTTTGAAATCTAAACAATTTGCAAATTTTGACATGGATCCACAAATATGGTTAGAATCACCATTTTTAGATCGACCAGCACTGAGAAATCTAAATGAAAGTTCTGATATGTCAGGATCAATTTATACCGCAACTTGTGGTCTAAGAAATATTGATACAATATATTATTACAATCATATCAACTTTAAAGCTCACTATGAAAATTGCATTGATATGGTAAAAAGAATGTTGGAATATAAATCTAATTCTCGAAGAATATTCATGAGAATGGCAAATAGTTTGCAACAATATGCTGAATCTGAATTGACTAAATCTGTCATTGATACGACATGTCTAATTGGAATACATTATATGAAGGATTCCTTTAAGTTAATATTCCGGGCAAGTGATGTTCAAAATGAAATTATACCGGATATTCTTACAATCTACAAATATTTCATTGTCCCTGTTTATGATGTTAGACCTTTAGATTTAACAATATATGCTAGTACCGCACAAAATGTTGGGTATTTTTACAAATTTATCGATAATTTCCAGAAAATGGTGAAAGGGCTTGTATTCTAACAAAAAGCATCTTTTATACACAAAAGTCATATCTAAACATCTATTAGACATAACTCAATTTTTCATGTCTAATTTGAGTAATTGTGATTTTATATCTGGAAAAAATGATCGTTTAAAAGCTAATTGTCCTTATTGCGATCATGGTCAAAATCGTCAAAAATTGGCCGTCAATCTTGACTGGGGAAACTTCAAATGTTTCAGGTGTGAAGAATCCGGATCTTTGAGCAAATTGATAAAATATATGAATATTGACAGTGAATTTATTGAGTTATTGAATAGTTTGACAAACATGTCACTCTATGATATTTCTACAATACTAAAAAGCAACTCAATAATCCATAAATCTGAATCTGAAATAAAAAATGAAAATTCAATTAAAGTTAAAAAGTTTATAACAGACAATGGTTTAGTAGATATAAAGAAAATTAAATTAGCATATAAATATGCAATGAAAAGAACATACGATAATGCTAATGAAATTGAAAGTTATTTAGCTGACGATAAATATATCTATATTCCAATAAATACAAATGATGATATCATTGCATATATGGGGCGAAGATATTTAGATATCGATTCAATACCAAGATACAAAATGAATATTCTAGAACCAGATAAACCAATGATTGGTTTTTTTGATGAAGTTGCAAACAATCTAAGTATTAATAGTTTGTATATATCAGAAGGATATTTTGATTCATATGCTATCAATTATGCATATGTCAATTATGTTTCGATATGCACATTTGGAAAATCTAATGTAACTTCAACACTGAATTCTCTATACAAAACATTTCCTACTAACACAAACATATATCTTACATTTGATAGTGCAAAAAAGGATAAAGAAATTTATAGAACAATCATGTCTTTTGGAAAAAGATTGCTAGATTATTTCAATAATATTTATGTAGTTGAATTACCAGATCATGATCCAGCTGAAATATTAGAAAAATCTGGTTCATTCGAATTGAAGAAGTTATTGTCGGATAAAGTTGTGCCATATCTCAAATACAAAATATTAAATTCTTCGAAAGGGTGGAAATAGAATGTTATATAATGTCGTTTTTATTTTAGGAAAGGTTGGTTCGGGTAAAGATACATTAGCAAAGATTCTTAAAACTGACTATGATTTTGAGATCTTCCATTATGGAGATCGTCTAAAAAGTGTATTAGAGTTTGCTGGATGGGATGGCAAAAAGGATTTAAAGGGTAGGAAGTTGCTGCAAAATATTGGTCTAGCTTTTCGAAATTATGACATCAATCATTGGGTAGATTGGATGTTTGAAGATATAGTTGATTATATCGAATATCAAATAGTTGATCAAAGAAGAAAGGTAATCAACTTATGTATTGCTGATGTCCGTCATCCAAATGAAATATCAAGATTTAAAGAATTGATGGAAAAAGAAGCTGGAGAGAATAGTAAACTTATAGTAAAATATGTAACAATAAGAGTAACCGGTCCAAATCATGATGATAATCGAGAAATGGACCAGGATACTCTGAAAGATATCAGTGAAACTGCTATGGATAATTATCGTGTAGATTATCTAGTGATGAATGTTGCAGAGATCGCTAATCTTAAGATGTTAATTGACGATATTGTAAAAGAGGAATTTGGCGATCAAATACGCGTCGACTAAATTGTGATCTGTATATTTGATTGATGATTTTGATAAAGACAATTCATCTTTGTTCATCTGATGATAAATATATAAAGCTCTTGCTTTTGATGGAGAAGTAGTTTTATTGCCACACATTTTGACATAATATTCTTTGAATTCAGAATCTTCAATTGTAGATATAATATAGTCATAATTCAAAGTTTTTTTAGTAAAAGCTTTTATTTGATCTTTTGATAGATATTTTTTTGATAGATAATTTTGCCAAGTTTTGGGATCTGATATTGTCACATCTTTATAATATATTGAATATGTCAAACCTTCGAGTAAACCAAAACCACGACCTAATCTAAACATCGTTGTTACACCCTGATTTTGCATAGGTCTTTGGTATTCTAAGAGTACTTTTGCCGGATAATGATTCTGAAATATCCTTAATATACTGTCAATGTCATACCAATGTTTATATGCTGAATCTTCTACATCGACAACTGGCATTTTTATTGATTCTGATAATTTACCTTTATCATCTAAAATGCATATTGATCCAGTTAAACCAACATCAATTCCAATATAATACAAAAAAATCACCTCATAAGTTATAATATTTTAACTTATCTCAGAAGGGAAATATTCATATGTATGTTAACACATGTATAATCGGTGCAGGACCCGCCGGGCTATTCGCGGCATATTATCTTAAGATGTCCGGCAAGAATGATTTTGTTCTAATCGAAAAAGGAAAATCTGTTGAATATCGTTCTTGTCCAAGAAATGAAAATAAAAATTTGACTAATTGTTTACAATGTAATCCATGTAATATCTCATGTGGTATTGGTGGAGCGGGAACAAATTCTGATGGAAAGATAACTCTGACACCTGAGTTTGGTGGAAATTTACATGAATATATTAGTATAGAAGAATTAAATCAGTATATTGCTGAAGTTGATAAGATTTTTGTACAATATGGAGCTCCTGAGAATGGATTGTTTAAACCAAACGAAGAAGATTGTAAGAATGTCATTCGATTAGGTAATAAACATGGAATGAGAATTATACCTGCAATATATCGACATCTTGGAACGGACGGCTCCAAAAAGGTTATATCTAATTTGTACAATATTATAAAAGATCATGTTATCACTGAGAAATATATATCTCATATAACAAAAAATGCTGCTGGAGATTTTTCAATATCAGATGGACGATCTGCGGTTGAGGTATATACATGCAAAAATCTAATAATTGCAACAGGTCGAGAAGGTTCAATTGAAACTGTGAAAATGTTAGAAAATTTTGGTGTCAAGTCTAAACCGATTGCGGTTGACATCGGAGTAAGAGTCGAAACATTAGCTTCCATCGCAGAAGATCTAACAGATAAATTCTATGAAGTCAAGTGTTTATACAACACTCCAACATATGATGATCGTGTAAGAACGTTCTGTATGTGTCCTCATGGAGAAGTTACAACTGAATATAATAAAGCATCAAATATTGTTACAGTCAATGGACATAGTAATCGATATGAGCAGACAGAAAACACAAACTTTGCTGTTTTAGTAAGTAAAACGTTTACTGAACCATTTAATGATCCGAATAGTTATGCAACTCACATCGCAAGATTGGCCAATTTGTTAGCTGATGGTGGAAATATTGTCCAAAGATTGGGAGATCTTCGAAATGGCAGGAGATCAACAGTTGATAGAATATCCAGAGGTATGGTCAGACCTACGCTCCAGGCATCCCCAGGTGACCTCAGTCTAGTCCTCCCACATCGACATCTGGTATCTATAATGGAGATGTTTGAAGCATTGAATCATGTCATCCCGGGAATTAATCATAATGATACTTTGTTGTATGGAGTAGAAATTAAATTATATAGCAATAAATATGATGTTAATTCATCAATGATGAGCAAACAAATTCCTAATCTATATTTAATTGGAGATGGCAGCGGTGTTAGTCGTGGAATTTGTCAGGCCGCTGTTAGCGGAATATTAGCAGCACTAAATATTTCTTGATATTTACAATAAAATAGTTTTATGATATAATATGTCAGAGGTGATTACTTTTGGAAATTAAGCAAGGAACTACATGTGCAGTTTTATATCGTGTTGATGGACAATTTTTGATTTGTCATTCTACAGGCGGCCCTTATTGGGGATTGCCGAAAGGTATGCGAGATGAAGCCGATCCAAATGAAGCGTTTGCCGCTTCTCGAGAATTATGGGAAGAAACTGGTATAACAGTAAGCCCGGAAAAACTGCATTATGTTGGAAATTATAACTATAAAAGGGATAAGAATCTATCTTTATTTGAATATATGACAGATGTGAGAATTGCAACAGCTGATATGTATTGTAGATCGACGTTTATTGGAAAAAATGGTAAAAAATATCCAGAGGTTGACTATTATCGATATATTGATATTGATAATGCCCACAAATACCTAAATTCTAATATGTTGAGGATATTAAGAAGGGCCGTAAAATGGCAACAATAAAACCTGAAAATATTGATTTTATCAATTCATCAAATGTAATTGGAATAAATCTAAGTGAAAATTACCAAGAATCGATTGCTAAAAATAGAGATATTTCATTTAGATTTAACAGTTTTAATCGCCCAGATAAATTATCTGGGAAATTTCTTCATATTGTGTTGGATCACAGTTTTGAATTCGACGAAACTGATGATATAATATTCATTGATCATCATTTAGTTGAACAAACTACCGGTGTAATTTATAAGAGCAATGCTGATATGATGATCAAAAACTATGAATTTATATTCAATACTATAGTATTATTGAATGAAAAAATGAATAAAAGCATCAAAATTTGGATGCATTCTGATATTGATGGTTTATGCTCCGGTATGATAATGAAAAAGATCCTGGATGATGCCTCTGGTAAATTAATTGACATCAATTATGATTCGAAGCTTAAGTTGATTCATATCATTGCAGATTATGGTGATATCGATCCAGAAGCTAAATTGGGATTGTCAGACATATTTAGCAAAGAATCGGAAATAAATATTTTTGATAAAAAACTGTCAAGTTATTGTAAATCCTTAAGCAGATTCATGAAAGCTACTCGTTCAATATATGATTATCTGTATCTCCACAATTATGATGCAGATCTAGTTAAAAGTCTAGATTTGAGATTGCAGTCTAGTTACATAAATCATAAGGATATTGAAAATTTCTTAAAGAATATTCAAGATTCATTGATAAATTTAGTTGATATTGATATCATTCAGTCACTATATTTCTTCAATCTTCTAGCACAGAATAAAATATTGAATTTAATACTAGAAGTATATAACCAGGAAATTGCCGATATCATCAATAACTATATTGAACCAACTACACCGTCTTTCGAAATGAATATTATATTTCTAAAAGATCCAACAAGAACTAAGTTTAAGCTATTGATAATTGATTCACCTTTTGACTGCGGTCGATCAGTAATATGGAAATATCGTTCAAACCTAAATATATTCTTAAAAAAATGCGGGCCTGCAAATCAATGGAAATATCGAATCAGTGATTGGTCAAAAGATCGAAATCTGTTAGATTATGACAATGTTGTTTGCTATAATAAGCAATTGAAGAAGATATCAATCGATGGAACAAATTCTTCAGCCTTTGATGTTGCAAAAAATATATTTGATGGCGGAGGTCATGCCACAACTGATGACGGAAGAAGTTTAGGTTCGGTTGTCATTGAAGACGAAAATCTATTCTTTAAATCATTCATCCTTACGGATTTCTTCTAGGAGGTTTGTCTATGAGTGAATTCTCATTAGATTCAAATATTAATATTACAATTGAAAAACTGGCTGAACTTTCAGCTAAACAATATGATGGTGTTTCTACTCTGATATATACAGCAGTTTCATTGAATAGTCCATTTGATGAAATGATATTCCTATATAAATATATATCAAATGTTGCAACTAAATACCAGAGTATTTTAAATTACTGCGGGTATTTCACTCATCGAGAAACTATGCAAAAATATGTTGATACAATCGCCACGTTAACGATGGCGACTATTAGTCATTATTCTCGAACCGGTTATAACCTTCCAGAGACAATCAGATTCTTTTTTAATCAGTTTTTAAAAATTGTTTATGAAAAAACTGAATTCAGTATTATCAATATCAAATTATTAAATGATTCTGGTAGGATTCGTTTTAAAGTATTAGTTGAACCCATTTGCTCGGATAAATTGACGGAAAAAGAATCATATCAAGCAGCTAAACTTATGTTAATGATGCTGACTTATTTTGAATCACCAGATCGCTGCATATCAGTTTCAATCATCAAATCTGAATTGTGGACAGATTTTAGAGGTTACATCCCTGAAATAATTGATGATAATATTTTCCCTGGTATGCTTGAACAATATCCGGCACTGTATAAAATCATTTTCAAACGTCGCCATGGATTGTTGAAAGAACTTGGATTGAATTGTGATGATGTCAGTGAAACAATTAAATTGCCAGATGAAATTGAAAATGTTTTAGATGATATTATGGAAAGCTCATCTTCTGACATTGAAGATATACCAGAAACTGTAAAAAATATGATTGGCAGTCTAGAAGATTCAGAAGATGAAGAAACTGATATCGAAGAGGATGAAGAAGATCTGAATGAAGCTGAATTGCATGCATCTCAATATTCTCAACTTATTGAAATGATGTATCTTAAACTAACCGGTGGAGAATGGCCAGTTACTGTTGATTCTGCAATGATCAATTTAAATCATATGTCAGATATCCCGGTTTATCTAGATACATTTAAGAAATTGATCACAAATTCATTTGACATGTGGACTATATACAATAAAGTTAAAGAACATTATGAAAGTGGAGAGATTGGTGAAAGTAAAAGTTTTTTTAATCCAGTAGAAAAGGAATATGCATCAGACACTAAATTTTCAGATAAATTCATTGAAACTTTAAATAAACTGTTTTCAAAAGAACCAAGTTTAGATTCTTCTACAGGAAATTCTCCTGACATCTCTGTAAAAAAGATTGATGATTCAGACAAACTAATTAACCTAAACAATATATTACATCAGAATACTGCCACTAAAGATAAAGATGGTTTTTCAAAATTCATTTTTGATTATCACTCATCGGAAGAAATTAAATCAATATTAGATATCTCTAATTATATCAGTGATACTGTCAATATCTATCTTAAACATAAGAAAATCAATCAGTCTGTACTGAATAAGATTATTTCAAGCTATAACAAGGCTGACATGAATATTGTTGACATCAAAAATAATAGTCATAAGAATAACTATAGTGTAAAATTCAATATGAACGACCAATTATATCGGTTTACAATCTCAAAGAAGGATGGTATAATAGAACTAATCGAATATAAAGAGGAATGATGAATGGGAATATTTTCTGTAATTAATAAAGTTGAGAAACCCAAATCTAAAGAATATGTTAAACCGAATGCTTTTGACTATATTCATAAAATATATGATCTAATAAGAATATGCAATATCAGCGATATTGATGATAAATTGGATGAATTATTCAAAGGTTTAGAAGACGGAGATTTTTATTTCATATCATGGGCTCTCAACCATAATCTGGTCTACAATAAATTTACACGAAAAAATATTGAGTTATTTACAATAGTAAACACATTTCTCAACTCTCGAGAATATGTCTATTTTTATACAAAGTTTATGATTCAGAACAAAATAAAGTTTCCTGGATTTATGGCATGGTATAAGGCTAGGATTGGTTTAGATGATAAGAAGTATGTTGATATAATAAAAGAGACATACAAGATAGAAGATGTAGAATTAGCGGATATGGTTGATTTCTTAAAGCAAAATGGAATATCTATAAGAGATTTTTGCTTGAATATGAATTATCTAGAATGACTGGAGGTGAATAATAAATGGAAGAATCATGTGTAAAAGTGTTGGAAAATAAAATTAATTCAGTATCTGACGCATTCAATAAGTTAGCGGTTGAGATTGAAGGTCAATATAAGAAGATCGAAGAACTTAAAACTCAAATAGCACCTATGCTAGATGAGCAAAAAAGATTGCAAGGTGAATATCGAGCTTTAACAGGATTGTTGGTTAGTTTTAGTAATAGTGTAGAAGAAGTAAATGAAGAAAAAGATTCAAAGGAATTCTCCGAAAGAATTCTAGATTAATAAGTTTATTAGCAACAAATAAAACTAACCCAAATAAACAAATCCGGGAGCTGTTTGTTAGCTCCCGAATCCATTTTATAAGGGGAATCGTAATGAAAAAAATATTTAAAATATTACTTCTAGTCTTGGTAATATTATTGATGCAAATCAAACCGGCAGAATGCCAAATCAAAAAAGCAAATCCAGTCGCCGATCCAAAAATAACCGCACTTTATATCGACAATAACAACAAAAACAAATACATTATCATCAATAAGTCAACTAAAGACATAAAAAGACATGTCTTATATCGACATCAACTACGAAAAGTTTTATTCAACTATATTCAACTGCACTACAAAGACGCTGATGATGTTAAGTATATAAATAAAATTGTCGATGCATATCTAAAACTTTTATACATAATACCAGGCGATCGCCAGACTGTTTTATATTATATTGCACTATGCAGTGTAGAGAGCAATTTCAATATGGAATCAAGAAGTCATTGTGGTGCAATAGGAATATCTCAAGTTGTATGGGGTGTTTGGGGTAAAGTCATATCAGAAAATTATTCTATAAACAAAACTCAATTGATCAAATCTCCATATGCCAATATATATGTCGGATATAAGATTTGGCATAATTATTTGAGAAAACACCATTATGATATTCGAGATGCTAATTACGGATATTTAGGAGATAATTGTCCCAAATATCATTATAAAATTGCTAAACGGCATTCAGTTTTAGTGAAGATGATATATGATGAAATAAAAATAAAAGGCGCTTAATCGCGCCTTTTATTGTATAGGATGAAACATGTACATTGATCTTTTTATATTTGCTGCATTCAATTGCATCTTCCATATCATTACTTCATCAATGCTTCCTCGCCACGATCTAGAATCAGATCGGCTATAAGGACCGCCAATTACACATCTCAATCCTGAAGGATTAGATTCATTTGTTACAATAAAACCGTTTCCTTGTATATATTCTCCATTCCAATACGTATTTGCTGTTCCAATTCCGCCTAATCCATTATGCGTCCAAGTAATTGCAACATGATTCCATACTCCAACAGTAAAATTACATCCGGTTATATCATTTCCAGTATCACTACCTAGTCCAGTATACAATAAACCACTAGTACCAGATCTTCCAATGTATATTCGAATATTATTTCCCCCTGTATTTCGAATACTTATTCCTTCACATTTGTCATCTGGATTAATATTGCTTTTAAACCATCCGCTTATTGTTCCTTCTGGAATATTGACTAAATTCAATGCTGTATCATCATATCGACCATAACATGGAATTAATGACCCACTATAATCTGTAGTACCGTTGTCAAAACACATACCAAATTTTCCAGAAATGGTAGATGGAGCGTTGAATGTAGTTAGATCTCGTCCATTACCAGAAGAATCTTTAGCAGCAGTTCCACTTTCAAATCTCCACCACGCTAATAAATTACGATGTCCTAACATTCTACTTCACATCCGGTACAAAGTTAGTCAACCAATATGTTGTCCCATCATAATAGAATTCTAGAATATCAGTTGTACCAATAGTAGTAGATGACGTCAATGTAATTGCAGAATCTCCAGGCGTTTTGATTGCACTAATACCAGAAAAACTTAAAATTCCAGATACTGATGTTGTATTTTTGTAGCATTTCAATCTAACAATACATGGTCCTGGGGGATTTGACGAAAATGACACTGCACATGACCCACCATAAGAATAACTTATTTTTTGAACTGGGCCATTAGTTGCCCAGTCTATACTCACTTTCCATGTCGATGTTGAATTTGTGTATTCTGTTGAATATGGAAATTTAGAACCCATTTCTAAGTTTCCACCCAGTGTTGGAGAAGTGTCTTCACTTACATTCTGAATTCCACCAGGTGGCAGATTTGTCAATTGACTTCCATCTATTGCGGGTAGTTTAGCACTTGCATCTAATTGCACAACTTTCAAAGCTGTAGTTCCAACATCTAGGGCCGCAGCTGTACCCAAAGTAGGTTTGCTTGTTACACCTGACCAAGGGACGCTTACAGCAGCGACATTTGTCAATAGACTACCATTTACCGCTGGCAATCGCGCGCTGCCATCTAACTGAACAATATTCGAAGCACCAGTACCAACATTTAATGCAGAAGCCGTACCTAAAGTAGGTTTTCCTGTTATTCCGGACCATGGCGCTACACTTGCATTCGTAGCGTTAGTTGCGCTATTTACTGTAATTGATAAGGTAACGTTCCGAGAACCATCAAATTGAACAGAACCGGTTGTATTTCCACCTAATGTCAATGTGATTGGACTAGTCCATTTTCCAGCGGTCGTAGCTAAAGTTGCGTTAGTCGCGTTAGTGGCATTAGTCGCATTAGTGGCATTAGTAGCTGATTTGACTGTAGTTTTGTCTACTTCAAATATTGATGATAACGCTACACCGTCAATAGTCAAAGTAACATCTTTTGCCGCATCTGCTAATATTCCAGTGGCTAATCCATCGGCGCTTCCAGTATCAGTTATTGTAGAGTTACCGCCTGCAGCGATTGTTCCAACATCAACGGCTAATTTCCTTGACAATTCAGCGATAACTAATTCCATATCTTCTAACGCTAGATAAAATGCTTTTGTTCGATCAAATTCAATTGAATATGACATTAATTAATATCACCACAATTCATTTTATTTACTAAATCTTCCAATAGTTTAACTTTCTTTTCTAATATATTGATTCGGTCTACTAATCTTTTGCGATACACATCATCTTCAGTTTCAATATATCGAATCAATCCAGTTTTGCGATCTCTAACTTTTTGCATTATGATATGCTATCCTCTGATATAATTACAGCAATATTTTTAACTATTGGTGTCTCAAAACCATCAGGCTCTCCAACTAAGTCAAATTTGACTTGAATAGTTTCAGAATCAATTGGATATGTTATTCTTTGTCCGGTTGGTATAGATCCACCTGACTCTAATCTTTCAACTAACCAGTCATCATAGTATATTCCAAACGCATGGCCGCCTGTAGTCGTATTTACAGTTGAAAATAATGTATCAATTAAAGGTTCATAACCAGTGCCAATATCTGAATTTGCACCTGAATAATCAGGAAAATCTGTTGATATTGTTACAAGACCGGTATAATAATTTTGAATTGATGTTACTTCTTCATGGATATCGGCAAAATCATTTATTCCACCCAGAGTATATGTTACATCATACACTCGCCAATCGTCTAAATATCCACTAAAAGTATTAGAAACTGTCACCCCACCAGTAATTAATCCACCAATATTTGGCTCACCTGGTGTAAAAGAAGCTGATTCAACATTTGTAGTCTCAGAAAAAATATTATATCCATCAACTGTAAAATAAAATTTCATATATGAACCATCAACTTCCCAAGATAATCCAATACGACTAAATTGTTCTCTAATCAAACTTGGAATTCTGGGATCGTTATAACTCAATATTGTGATATCGCCATAACCAAAATATGGTTTAAGATTGAATCTACTCAATTTCATCCACAGACCAGCAGCCGTGCCAAAAATATATGGATCGACAGTTTCCGCTTCAGCGCTGTTAAAATCAGAAAAAGCTAAATAGAAATGCACTGTTCCGTTTGCAGCATCTAACGTAACATCTGAATCAATAGCTCCAGCACCAGTAAATCTTAAACTCGATTGTAATATTGCTGATAGAGACGAATATTCTAGAGTTCCAACTGCAGTTGGCCATGTATTATTTGATAAGTCATCGATAGCTTCAGCATCGAAGTTTAACCATTGAGTGCAGTTTACATCAACTGTTGGTCTAAAATAGATCTTAGATGGCAATTCACCATAAACTCCGCCAGTATACATTGACAAATAGATTGGAGAACCAGATAAATGTTCAGCCGCCGTTGTACCTCTTGCTCCTCGAGATAAGGTTCCTAAGATATAATGATCGGAAGACCAGGTACATGTTGTATAATCGATATATTCATTGTCAATTTTAACAGTTCCATTTGCAGGAAGAGGATATGGATGTGACGTTGGTAAAATGATTGAAGAAGTTTCTCCAACAGTCAAGGTAGTTCCCAATTTATGCACTAGATTTGTTACGTGATATAGTTTTAAATTGACAGTCGCTCCGCTACTAACTCCGTAATATATACACAATCCTCTCGTCAAGTCTGGATAATTTATATATAAATGTACTTTGCTTTTTGATGATATTACAACCTGTTTCAATTTAGAAATTGGAACAGTTTCTGGTCCAGAATAATAATTGTTTGCAGTATAAGAATCATCATTGCCAGGAGTATCATAATTTAAGCATGATACCGCAAAATAATATGTTCCTGGATCTAGACCATATGTAGCATCAGCTGCCAGACGATAACCAGAAATTTCAGGAATTGCATATGGCGTAAAACCAAATGATATATCTAATTCCTTAAAACCACCACTAGTATCTTTTATTGTACCGCCAGTTGCTGTACCGCTAACTCTGAGAGCTGTTGCGGTACTGTCTAATGACATCCAATTATATCCATTGTCAAAACTTATTTTTGGAACAATACATGAAGAACCTAATGAACCAGGATATGATTCTTCCCATATCAATCGAGCTTTTTTAAATTCTATCGTCATATAATTTCACTCACCTATCCAATTGAAAGAGGAATTTGTATATAAGAACCGGATGTTTTATATTTAGCGAAAAACGTCTCAAATGTCTTTGCATTCATCACCGGTGAAACTTTAGAATCTGTTGATGATAACGTTACTTTTATCGCAAAAAACATACCTTTTGATATGAAATCGGCGGTTTTACTGACATTGTACATTTCTTCCAGGTTCAATGGCTGCCAATTTACTGTTACATTAGTAACTTCAGTAGATGGCACCAAATCCCCATTCAATAGAGCATATTCAAATTTTATGTCAGTATTATCTAATACAACATTATCGATTGAAGTATTGAACATTGAAAATGCACCAATAGATGATGAATTATATATATAAAATACTTTATTTGTAGTATCAAAATCTTGGCGATATAATGAATATGTGATATCAGAATCTTGAACAGCTGACCATGTATTGTTATTTGAAGAAACGAACATTACTCCAGATGGATGTGGCTGATAAACCACCTGTTCTCCGGTTATTATATCGCGATTGCCCATTTTAGCATATAGAATATGAAATCCATCGATGTTGCATCCTACAGTAAACGCATATTCTTTATCGGCTTCGCAGAAGATAGGATAGTCAAAGTCGATATGGGTTGCAGTCCATGTAGGATCTTGGGCGATATTGATGGAAGCTACATCGATATCATGATTATAAATGACAGCACCTGTTGGATATCCATTGACCATTTCTTTTATGTTTAACCATACTCGAGCTGTTGTATCTGATGATTTATTTGTAAAATATAGATCAATGCCGTTAATGAATTGATCGCCATCTAACTTGAATGATTGAGCAACTGGGTCGTCTCTTCCAGAATCAGAATCATGATCTTCATTTCGAGCGCGTAATGTTGGTCTAAAAGTGGATTCAACTTGTTTTTCAACACTAGTATCATGTTGAACATAAACAGTTGTAGCAACTAATTCAACTTTACGCTTTGTTATTGTATTTTCCCAATGGCGAATATATGATTCCCCAGAAAATTCTGCACTTGATGAGAAATAATGTTCAGGATCAAAATCTTCAGGTAAAATCGTTTCAGCGGTTATTGTATGTTTTCCTGTTGGTGTATTTTCTGGTATTTTTATTTCTACTTCAAAATAACCATCAGAATCTGCTACTAAAACTAAACTAGTTTCAGCAAAATCATCTTGATATTCAGCATTTGTTAACACATCATAATTATTGATAGAATTGACTAAAGTCTGTTGAGATACTGTCAATTCTGGAATATATTTATCTATCCAGGGACTGCGTCGAATCCATTTCAACCAGGAAGGAATAGTTGTCATTGTCGTAGGATTAGTATCACCAGTCTTAAAATAATACCATTGACCGGCACCAGTAGTATCATATTGATAAGAAAGATTTTCTCCAGTGTATGTTGGATGTTCAAAAGTATATAGATATTTAGATAATCCATTCCACCATTTCTTACCAATTCTCCATACCCAAGGTTTCCATGTTATTGATCCATCTGTCAACTCTAATGTAGTTTCATCAGATGCTGTTACAGTTAATGATGAATATGCAGGATCTGTGAATAGCGTAGTTATAACAGCATCATCCATATATAAACGAATCTCAGAGTTTGCTGGGAAATCTTGTCCAACTACTTTGATTATCGAACCTGGATTGATATATGGTTGTGGAATCATAGAAATTTGGCTCTGCTTAGTTTCAACAACCTCTTCACCGATTATTGTTGAAGTTTTAGTCTGTGTCGTTGATGTGGTTGTAGATGTTGTTTGTCGTGTGCTAAATGTTGGTGTATCGGTAGAAGATGTTGTCATTCTTCTCCATGTATTTACAGTTGAAGAAGTATATATTACTCGATTGGGCAACCATACAACACTAGTTGTTTCATCATCTTTGATATAAGACAATTTAGCTGGATCGCACGTCAATTTAGGAATCAATCCGCGATAATAATATGGTGCAATATCTACATTATGTGTAGCGTATGGTTGAAAGTCTGTTACAATTGAGGTAGCATTTAAATCTAATTGCAAGATACCATTTGTTGGTATAGCTGTAGATCCATCACTTTTTGTAAAAGTCATATCAGAAAATCCTGCTTGAACAATTGACATTGGAAGTCGGATTTCAGATCGGAATAAATCGATTGTTGCATCAAAACGTGGATTATATAAATTGGCTTTATTATAATCTGTAACAGCATCGGCAAATATATTTCGTAGCGATGTTATATCATCTTTTTCAATAAATTTATTTTGAGCTAAGTTTTCAAGTTCGGACATCGCGAAATTATATTCCAAATCGCTTATTTTCTCTTTCATGTTTTTCAATTGAACCATTGGAACACGATATATATTAAAACTATCGATATTATAATTGTTTGCTGAAACTAATGGTTCAACTTTAATGTAAGCTAATGGCAAAGAACCTAGAGGTATTTTAGGTTCAACAATCGATTCTAATTCATCAGGAATACCAGTTTTTATAGCTAGCATTCCATCAGTTTTCATATAGACTAAATCATAACGAGATAGATACCAAGTATAACTAATACTAAAGGTTGAACCATCGACTGGTTTATTACCACCTGCAGTGAAATTTATCATTGTACCAATTTCATCACGTGACAAGTAGTAATCTTCGTTGACTGTCAAGTAGGTAGAATGATTTAGATCGATCGAATATGGTTGTGGTGCTGAAGAATATACTAATGAATTCCACACAATTGTACGATTTTGAGCATCAACATCATAATCATCTGAAGGTCCTGAACCACGAACATATGTTGTACCACCAGAATATACTCGATTAATACTGGTTATTTGCGGATATAATTGTGTTGAAATTGTATAAGTCATCGATGGATCTGTTACGTTTATAATTGCGTTAACTGTTGCCGAAACACTTTCAACTGACTTTATTGGAATACGGTTCAAATAGTAGCTGTTATCTCCAGAGGCATACACTTCTGTTTCAGCTGCGTATATAGATGCGCCTCCACAAGATCTTGTATTGATCGCAGAATCTTGAATTAGATAGGCGTCTTTGTCATAGGTATAATCAAAACCATTGATGTATGCTCTGCCCTTTGAAACTCGGATTGTGTACTTCAAATCCGGATTATTTCGGTTTATCTGCGTATATACCTTTAAACCATCGGCAATGAAATCTCCAGATGTATCATATGTTCTTTGAGCCAAATAATTATATAGTTTTCCAAATACAGGTTTCGGTTTGGTCGGACCATAAGTATCGCGATCAATTAATTTTATGATCGCAATTAGATTTTTGTCTAATAGAGCTTCGTTTTTATAATCAGCATCTGAATATATGACAGTAGTTGTATCATATTTCAAACGATGGCCACCTGGTTGACCATAATTTTCCATTGTTTCGGCTGGATCAACCAGAGATGGATCATCTTCTTCAGTGTATACTGTTTGAGCTAATCTTACGCAAACATATGCTAAACCTGTCGGAACATTTGCGTATGTCCATTCATTTGCATCTATTTTTATAATTAAGCCATTGATATAAATTTCTCCAGCATAGAGATAACATTTTTGCTCAATAGCATTGTTGACAAAATTGCAACCAGAAACTACAGAACCATCTTCAACTAATAAATCCGACACTTTTCGAAGATTTCCGTATATTAAACCTTGAGCTACGTTTAACTCACGATTTTGTAGAACTTGACCCTCTTTCGCTAAGTAGCGAAAATAACCTTTAGCTAATTCAAGTTCTGTAGTATCATTGTAAGGTGCAACGTTTAAATTAGTTTTTATATCCGACATATATTATCCCTACTTTATTAGAACTCTAATACCCAAGTAAATATTTCGCTATACTGGGAAGATCGAGTTACTGGAGGCTTGTTTTGATATACCTCTAGCATTCCATCATATGTTCTTGGATCATTTGGATATGTAGTTTTATTAACTTTGTCAACTTCGCTTTCAGCAAATACCGTGGCTGTAGGATCCGCTGCGTTAATGATCATTCCACTATATAATCCAACTTGGCGATATGTTGTTGTCAATTCAGAAGTTCCTAATTCTACTTTAACATATAAGAATCTTGCCATATCGACTTTTACATTATAATATAATTCATCTGATCCGGCCGCTCCAGTAATGGCTGTCCAAGTCATTCCTCCAACGTCTAAAGCTCCGCCAGAATCTGGTTTAACAAATTTAAATTCAGAAAATCTCTTGAATCCAATTATATTGTCCATTTCTACAGTTGACATTGATGGAATAGGTGGATTATTTTCGTCTGTCCATCCATATCCACCACCTTGAAGAGAAGGACCTTGGGCTGTTGCCATCAATAAATTATTTGTTGCGGTATTGTTAACATAATATTTTTCATAAAATCTTATAGCTTTTTCTACTCGAGCTATATATGGCGATATTGCCAACGATACTGTATTTAGTGGCATAAGTATTCCTCCAGAATATGTTTTCTATAGTTAATTTATAAAGTTTAAGAATTTATTCTAAGAAGTTAGAACTTCATTGCTTGAATGTTGAATTGACAACCTGAACATTGTTTTGTCTCCATAATCCGGGTCATCACTTTCATATAGCAATGAACTCAATTGCAAATCATTCAATGTTAAGGTAGAATCTAACATGAAAGTCTGGCCCAACATTGTAATTGCAATTAATACACTACCCGAAGTTATATATTGAATTGAACTGTAATATTGCAATTGTTCTTCATTTGTCGGGTCTGTAATTTCATATTTATCTGAAATATAGAATGATCTGAAATCTGTAGTTGGCTTCAGATGGATATTATAGAATAAACCAAATCTACCTTCAACAATAATCTTCCATCCAGCGGGTTTAACCATATCAAATAATTCAAATAAATGTTCATTATATGAATTTACTCTTAAAACAATTATTCCAGGCGAATAATAGTCTCTGCTTGATAAATGGTTTTTATTCAGTTGTGATTTATTCAATATAAAAATGTCTTTATATGGTTCGTAAATTGTAATTTCAGGACTTACATTGTATAAAGTAAAATGAAAAGAAAATTTCGTGCCCTTGCGTGTATATAATTGAAGTATAGCAGACAGTAAATTTCTTTGAACATCATGATCAACGTAGCTATTCCAAGTATATCCTAATAAATATGCAAAATAAGGTAAATATTCTAATCGAATTCGATAGACATCTCTAAAATTCATGATCTCATATATCGAATTCGATAAAATATCAAATATTTCTTCATCGATAACATTCAAATATTCTTCTAAAACCTTTACTTCACCTGAAATATTGTTGTCAGTTAAGGTATCTGTATTTCTTGTGTATTCAGGCAGAATATTATATAAAAATGCCATTAATTTTCTCCTATGCGATATTAATAGTTACTATTCCCATATTTGCAATTTCATATGGTAATAGACTATATGCATCAGTTAAATACTCAAATGTCGTATTCTCATATAATGTAGTAGCTAAAGATGGGGAGACTTCAATATATTTACCGTCAATATTCTTGACATAATATAGAACTTCAGATTGAGACGTAGTGATTATCTTTTTAACAATATCAATATAATAACGGGTGCCAGTTGGAATTTTAGCTTTACCAGTTTCAGTCCATGTCAATATTCTGCTATTATCTGATAAAGTATAATCCGGATCAAGACCACTTCCGGAAAATACTGTATTAGCATCAATATATACACGAGAAACTGAGGATAAATAATCGGTATTCATTATTGTATTTAAATAATCTACACCACTAGCGGACCTTGTTAGACTGATAGTTGCATTTGCAAAAGATATCATCGCTTGACGATATAATGTTGCACCAGTCGAAAATCTTGGATATGTCTGTAGTTTTAAACGATTTGTTCCTGCTATGGCTACAGAATCTAAAGTTGGCACGACATGTTTAGCGATAATTGTTATTTCAGCACCATCCAGAATATCATAATTCAATGGTTGATCTAGATATATAATATCGCCATTACGATATAGGATCTGATATTCAGTATTCGAATCTGTGCCGAAGTATATTTTTAAACCTGACATATTGAGTAGAGAATAGTTAGATTCTAGATTTTCAAGGTGAATTTCTTTAACACCATAAGAATGATTTCCATCTACAATTAAAACTGGAAAGATTGATGATCCCTGAGTTATGTTCATTGATGATGTTATTGGATCAGCAATTGTCATTGTTGTGCCAGAAATTGATTGAACTGTTGTCGACAAAGCTAAGGCTCCAGAATTGTCCATGATATTTATCTTGGAATTTGCTCCTAAAATAGCCATTGAATCGACAAATTGAATTTCAGTTGTTCCATCATCCGGAATCTCATTTACATAAATTGATCGATTTTCAATTAAAGATAGACTATCAATTGAAAGGACACCTTCAACACCAGATATCAATCTGTATAATTCTTGAGTTGATACAGTATCACCTAGATCTCTATTTTCCCAATACAGATAATCATATATGACCTTTCGAATTCTATTAGTAACTACAGAAGAAGATATTTTCGGTTGGATTTGAATTGTAAGATTGACGTCGAAAGGAATATACGCTGGATCAATAATATCGACTTGTGTAGATATGATCTTCTTATTTTCTAAAGTATCCAATAAGCTTTCTTTGAACGCAGCATTTGGATATCCTCCACCGTCCGGGATGACACAAACTTTAACGCCAAACAATCCAACTTCATCCATAATGGAATTATCGATAACAGAAACTTTATTTACACCCGGTTGCATTATGGTGATATCTCTAAAATCTTGAAGCGTAACGCAACGATTTTGTGTTCGATAAATACTTGGTGCATTTCTCTTGACTTCATCTAAAGTTTCTGCATCTGAAGCACCGACTGAATTTTGAGGATTGATGACTGATATATTTGTGACAATGGCATTTGTTGAATCATATATTGTATCAGAAATTTGATTGATTGAATAAGGATTTAAATTATGTGATGAATCTGCGCCAGTTACATAATATATTTCAATAATCGAATTTTTTGCAGGATTTGATCCATATGTTCCATCACCAAAAAATATCGATGCTTTGAATTCATTTGAATAAGATATTGAATAGTATGGGTCAGTTGTTTCTAAATCCATAAATTCAGTATAAGTATACTCTACATTGTTTATTTTTACATATTCGATTGAATTGACTGGATAATTCTTAAGTGTATATTTGTAATTTGCAACTCCAGTGCAAATCATTGTTTCATCATATAATGTACCAGATTTTGCATTGACATCAACGTAGGTTTCACCAGCATACAATACTTTGTTTTCAGTCGTATAGAATGGAATTCCATTTTTTGATAAAACCTTTGTATAAAGTGGAATATTGATGTTATATGTGTGAGTAGATGGAATATAAAATCTTAATGTTACAATCGATTGAGACGGTGGATTTGGATTATAGCCAATAGATTTAGCAAGATTGTATACCGCATTTTGAGTTTTTGCTGTTGGCATAAAACATTCATTTACACTACTATTTAAATAGTAATTCATTAATGTAGCTTCATATGCTACGGCTTCTAACAATTCTACACCAAAGTTTGAAGCAAGAAAGTCTGTCCATCGATTTGGCAGTCTATTTTGTATTCTCGCTTTCAATGTTTGGACAATTTCTTCAAAATCAACTGGCAATTTTTCAATATCTCTAAAATCTATCGTCATATTAATTATTCCACCTTAACCAACTGTAAAATAGAAACCATCTTCAATTCCAGTTCTTTTATATCTAAACATAATTGAAACTTTTACGGTATGTTGTTCGTAATCAAATGTCAAGTCGATTGATGATACATATATCCTCGGTTCTTGAAATTCAATAATGTTTTTTAAATTTTCTTTTAAATCTGAAACAAATATTGCATCCATTGGCTCAAATAACATCTTCTTTAGATTTGAACCAAAATTAGGCTGCATGACTCTTTCTCCATAATCAGTAGCAATTATCCTTTGAATTGCAGCGCGGATCAACTCTCGACTATCAACAGTTGACATTAATCCAGCAACATATTGGTCATAACCAATATTGATTGGCGTAGGTCCTTCAAAACCTGCGGCATTTAAATCTTTTGGATATGTGTATTCATAAGTATATGACAAAATATTTCACCCTATAATTAAATTCAATCAATAAAAACATTTTTACTTCCGGTTACATGATAACCTTCCATGCCGCAATTGACGCATATCGTAGTATCACCGATTCTAGTAACTGGGCGCATATTTATATATAATTTTTTGCTTCCAGTTATTGATGTATATGTTCCACCGTGAGGGCACCGACATAAACCAGTATCTCCAACTCGATGAACCATTTTATTATTGATGAATACATTCATTGCCCCAGAAATATTAATACCCATTCGACTATGCGGGCAACAATCACAATAATTATTGCACATTCCTACAGTTTCATTTGATACTATAGTAATTGGTCTAGGCATATCATCAATTTCCACCTAACTTAATCGAATTAATTCATCTTCATCTAAAGGAGTGTTGAACACGACATAATATCTATTGTTTGAATGATTGATGGTATAGTCTTTGTTCACTATCTGATATACGCCATTTCTAGATACATTTACTCGATTTAATCTTATATCATATACATCAGTTGCATCAAATATTGTGTCCCCTAAAACTGTCTCAAATGTCAATTCATGCGTTCCAGAAGATATCGCCATATCAACGATATTTGATATTGTCGATGGCATAAAATCCGATATCAATGACGAAGCTAAATTGTTGAACATATCCTCGCCAATTTCAGATATATTATCAACATCAATATTTTTAACCAATTCGACCATATTTGCTAATCTTGTTATATCAGTTATTCCTGCTATTTCGGCCAATTCTGAAAGTTTCTCTAATCCTATAGCTGTGGCAAGATCCTCAATATTAGTTGTTCCAATAATATTAGCTAGATTTGCTAGATCCGAAATTCCAGCTACATCTAATAGATCTGCAATGTCAGATAGACCCGAAATATTGGTTAAATCGGATAGACTAGATAATCCAGCACCAGACAATAAACCTGCGATATTTGACAATCCTGCTGATCCTAATATATTATTCAATTCAGAATTCAATGTATTCATAATCTGAGAGCTAAAATTTCCTACAATTGAATCTAGATTGCCATTTATGATATCACCAAATTGATCCATCAAATCTCCACTTAATAGACCGTTGACTACTGAAGGAAATACATTATTCAATAAAGTTGATGGTAATACACTTAACGGATTTAGAGCCATTAATCCGGATTGCAATACTCCGTTCAATACGCTTGTCAAACCTGGAGCTAATTGAGCAATCAATGAATCCATTCCACAATTGATCATCACAAATCTTCCGCTATCTATTACAACATCTCTGGCTGCTGATATTTTTATATCGCCATTCTTTTTCATTGTTATTGAACTACCATTCGAATGTGATAACATAATATCATTTTTCTTGTCATCAAATAAGACATATCCGACTTTAGTTTTGATTATTTTTCTTTGTGGATATGAAGATTTTATTTCATTCGGAACAACGTTTTCATCTTTTCTGAACACACTACCTAACCAAATCGGACGATGAGGAGATTTATTGATAAACATGACAATGACAAAAGAACCAACTTCCGGAATAAAAAATATTCCTTGGTCATCATAGCCATATGGAAAACATGGATTTGCCCATGGTATGCTTTCATTTGATATTGATCCATATATATTGGGAACTTTTACACGAATTCTACCCAACATGTCTGGATCTTTATTGTCGACAACTTCGCCTACATATACACCATCATATTTATCATAAAACATTATACAACAGCTTTCCCTTCTGGTTTTTGCATACCTTTCGAATCTAGCTCACTAGAAAGAGTAAGAATCATTTTTGGAATAAGTGGATGTTTATTTGTCATGCCAAATATATATTTTATCTCTAAGATATAATAAATTCCATCTAATTCTTTAGTATTTCCATCTTCTTCACTAATCATTTCAATACAATTTAACGGAGTTATTTCAGGAATTGCTTGGTTTTCAAATGCAATTATTCGAGAGAATGCATGCATCCGATGACGAATATTTGAAATGTAAATTTCTTGCAATGTTTTGTCTTCTACACCAGTTGGAACATATCGAGTGGCTATTCCTTTATGTTGTTTATTTTCATTCTTAGTAGTAGAATAACTTTGCTTATTCATTGCTGTTGGAACAACATTTTCAAAATTGCTGAATCCATTATGCGTAGAATATAATGAATCGATAGAACCATATTTTTCAATGAATGGTTTCATATCAAAGGTCTTGAAAGTTCCTTCTGCGTTCTTTATCATGTCAATGTTAAATTTTATTGGGGCTAAATTAGAAGTTCCGATCGGTGCGAAGTATGCTTCTTTATTCATCATGAAAAATGTGTATAATAAGCTTTTGTCTGTAGCCCGAGAATATGGAAGCATTGATCGAATCATTTCATAATCTGTCATTTGCAATTGTAGCCAATTGTAAGCGTAATCTGTGTCAGTAAACTCTTTTAAAGTTGAACCATTGTTTGATACAATTTTCTTTACTACATCAGATATCGTAGATTTTGGAAAATCTGTAATTTTTTGATCTAATGTCATTTGATAGAATATTGGATCAATGCATTTTAGAGAAATGACTTTTCCAGTGTTGTAGTTTGAATAGCTTAAATCAAGATCGGATAACGGAAAATTTGTGAATTCATATTGAATGACACAGAATTGAAATGGCCCAGGGAAAAAGGTCATATTTAGACTTGGATGGTATAATTCTGGTTCGAACCATACATCGACTAAACGATCTTGTATCGAAAAACTATCGATATTTTTAAAATCATTAAAATTGTCTGAATCAATAATTATCAATAATTCTGCGTATATAGACGGAGAATATTGTGATAATTGATATGAAAACAGCTTTACGATAACAGGATTATCATCATACCAGCTTAATTTTGCGTATGTTTTAAATGGATTAAATGTTGAGAGTAAATTTGATGACATCTACTTCATCCTTAACTATATATTATATCTCAATAGATTATATTCTACATATGATATTGGTATTATCCTTAAAATAGTATCTGGTTGAATATCAAATGGATTGATAATATTGTTGACAGCCATGATAACCCACCACAATTCAGGCGTATTGTAATATTGCCAAGACAACCAATCTAATCTATTAACTTCATTTTCCCGAACTAAATGAGAAGTTTCGCCTTCGATATACTCTGGTAGATCGATGAAATTTTTCAAGAATAAAGGCATTTTACCAGAAGATGCATATTCATACAACATACTATTAGTTGACATATGATGCCGACTAGATATCGTCGAATTGTCAATTTTTTCTGCATATTCGGTTGGCTCTAGATCTAGATTATAATTGATAGGCATAATTATAATACTCCATTTATTGAATTAAGATTTGAATATAAAATGTCATTGAGTGAATTGCAATATTCTAAATCTGTATTATATGTTAATTCAACAACTTCTTTTATTTTATTCAATGTACTTACGCTAATTATTGAATTTGTATATAACTGATCGGCAAAGTCTAATATTGAAGAATTTACCTGGATAATCCCATCCAACGATTTGATTAACTCTAAAAACATTAGTAAACAAATTGTGTTCATTAATATTACCATGACAAAGTATTCTTCATCCAATGTTGTATTTTCATTTATCATGTTGATGTATATATTGCAATATTCTGCTAGTTTAGATGATCTTAGATAATTTGCATATATAATTTCGTAAAAAGAATTTTTAGAAGCTTCAACTACTTCAAGATTCGACAACGCAGTTAGCATTGCTGTTGAACTTTGATAGTATGTGTATATATTTACGTGATCTAAGTCGAAATCATTTTCTTTTAAAATGGTATATAATTTGGTATTAACATTATTCATTGTTTCAATAATATTATTGATCATTTCTTCTGAAGATGTCGTCAATTTGCCGCATGACTTTATAGTATCAAACATGTTATTTGAATAAAGAGTATATAGAAATGTTTGATATTCGTCTACAGTATCAATTTGATCTAAACTGGTCTGAAGGCTATCAACTAGAATATATCTTGTATTTGTAGAAGTAATACCTAATATATCTAATATGTCTGTGATTGGCATTAGTTTTATTTACTCCCCAAATGGAAATTTTAAATTTTTTACATTTTGCAGCATAGTAGATAAATCCTCAATATTATAACCAGGAAATCTTTCTCTAAATTGTTCGATCGTAAGATCTAGATCATACTGATCGATGAAAGCTTTTATCTGTTCATTAGTTACCGTAGAACTCATAAGTTTTGAAATTGGAGGAGCAGTTGTCGCTAATACCCTTTCAATTATATTCGTTGTTAATGAACTAACATCTGAAAAAGATTGCGCATTATTTCCCGCAGTCAAATCTGTTTTTGCATCAATACCTTCTCCGAATAAATATTCTGGATGTTGTGCTAATGTAAATTCTTGTGATACAAAATCAGCAATATCCCAGGTATATAAAAATACATTGACAAATTTCAAACTACCTGTTATTTTTAGAGGAAACATACATCCTCCAATATCAACCATTTCTTCGCTATATCTAATATTAACTTCAGATAAAAATGCTTTGAAGCCTCGATACAATCCACCAAATGTTACACCAAGTAAAGGTGGTTGTAGATATCCAAATCTTCTAGGATATATCAATCCCTGTAAAGCTCCCAAACTCCTTCTTACTTCATTTGAGAAAGAATCCGGATCAGTATAATTATTTTTGACTATATCAGCTGTATTAGTCAGGGGTAAAATAAAATCTAAAGATATAGTTTTCATCAAACTTTCAGCATTGTATTTTGCTATTACCATTTGTGCAATATTATTACTTGCATCTTCTTTGCCAACGGCTTTGCCGACTTCGCTAATTAACGCACCTGCAACTGTATCCCATGGTGCATTTCCGCCGCCCCTTCGCGAATAACTAACAGATACACTATCCGATATTTCTCCAACATTCCAGGGTAAAATTATGTTAACTTTAGTATTCCACGCATCATCTATATTTGTCGTTTTTCTATTATTATTGCCAGATAAATAGAATGAAGTATCTTTTATATGAATTGGAACAAATCCACCCATTACCTTATTTACTTCAATGTCACTATTATTTTCTGTCGAAGCTGTGGCAGAAGAATCCGGATTATATTTGGGTAAACCAAATAACTTAAAAAAATCGATATCAACAATTTCGTGATTTGTTTGAATTTTAGACGCCATTAGTAAATCACCACAATCTTTATATTAAACAATACCAAATCTACCGGTAGAGCCTGAAACTAAATTCAAACCAAAAACATAATCTAATATATACGCTGGAATATCCGGATTTATGGAAATTTCTGATGATGTCGTATAAGTTTGGGTTTCAGGTGTTGTGTTTCCTGCAACTTTTACTTCTGCTTGATCAACGGCCTTTTCTGTATTTTTTGCCATGGCCGCCAGGTATTCTTTTATGTCATTGAAAACAGAATATTTTCCGCCTTCATACTTATCAAATGAAAAATGCATGGGATCCTTTTTGTTTCCCGACCAGGCTCCACCCCAACCTAAACCCCATTTTTTAGCAATCTCTTGAATATTTTTAGGCATATCAGTTATCAATTGCCCGTTAGTTGTAACTGGATTTTTGATTGCATTGATATCAAATGCTGCTCCATAAGCATGCTTACTTGGAGTTGATGTACCTGCAATGAATCTTTTTGAAAATCCGGCTAAAGATTTAATATCATACCCAGAACGTTCTAATTCATCAATAAATCCCTGAGCTTGTGCTTGATACATTTTATGAACAAAAGCTTTCAAACCTTTACTTGTTGTAATTTCAGCTAAATGCTCTTTAGAGATGTTTGGCATTCCATATTTTTGATTAGCGGTTTCACCAGATTTTAGATTTCCATATCTGTCATAAGCTTCTTTATAGTATTTAGCTCTTTTTTTATCATGTTCCTCTATTTTAGCTCTTTTTTTATCATGTTCCTCTATATATTTATTTATAATATATTTTTCCCTTAAAACTTTAGAAGCCTCATCTGAATCAGTTATTTTTCCACTTAAAAATTCAGATAATCTACCTTTATAAGATTTACTTTCCATTTCCTTTTTCATAAAGTTTGTCATGACATCTATAGATTGCCGACTTTCAACTATTTTACCATCTTTATATAAACCAGCGGCTTCCAATTCTTTTATCAGATTGTCTCTACGACCCTTTTGCCAACTAATTAAACCTAAATTTCTTTGTTTATTGCTATCATCTGTATGTTCACCAAAAATATATTTTCTATTGAAATCATTTTCTCTACCAATTTCAGCAAATAGTGCTTTAGCTTGAAACGGTGTAAAACCTGCAGCTATTAAAGAATCATATACATTATCCTTCAAAGAATATTTGTCTTTTGTCAATACACCGGTTTTAGTAAGTCGATCAGTTTCTCTCTTATTTCCATAATAGGCTTCACGATCGCCAGGTCTATAATTACCTCTATTAGGAATTTTATCAGTTATATCTTCTTCTGGTTTTGGTTTTGGTGGTTTAGTAAAAAATTCCCAAACCTTTCCAGGAAAACTTAACAATGTTGACAAAAAGGTATTAAATGCTGTAGAAAATTTATCTAATAATGTGATATTTTCTCTCTGTTTATTCATTTTTTCTTCATTAAGCTTTATTTGTTCTTTATCTAATCTAGCTATAGCGTATCTACTCTTAGAATATATATTATAATCTTTTCTCATCATTAATTCTAATTCATTTACTTTTTTGTCCTTTTCACCGGCTTCAGCCGTCGATGCAAGTAATGGCGCTTTTAATGCATTAATAGTATCTGAGATATTATTGGATTTTGTTACAGGTGTTGCTGGTTTTTCTATTACAGGTGTTTTTGGTTTTACAGAGTTTACATCTCCCATAAAACCTCTTTCGGAAGAACCACCTAAAACCCCAGTGCTAGCATGGGCATTTGGATTCTTAAAATAATTGAATATACCTCTAACTGCAATAGTTCCTAAAGCTGTTAATCCTAGTGTTGCAATAAATGGTAATATATAAGGCAAAATCATAGGACCAATCATTTTCATCATTCCAGGTAAACTTCTTCCAATACTAGTTCCAAGAACAGTTTCAAGAGTATCTTGGATAAATCCTCCACCTTCACTTTCTTTAGTCTTTTCTCCTGGTTTTTTAGATAGTTGTCTATATAACCAATTTACAGCTACACCAACAGCAGTTTTATTTCCAACTACATCCCAAGAAAGCGGGCGTGAAGATACTCCGGCTGTAGAATAATCTTGCTCAATTGATCTCTTGGCCGGCCCGGCTACTAAATTGCCTGAGAGTGTATCTCTCATTGATTTCCATTTGTTTTGGAGATTATCTTTGAATTGTGATAATGCTTTGATTGGATTAGATGCTAACAGATTTGTAAAGAACGATCCGATAGCTTTAAATGGATTGACAATAATATGTTTAAAACCGTCACTAATAAATTTAAAAAATCCAGTAAATCCACCTTTTATGTTACTTTTAATACCATCAATAAGTTTCATAAATGAAGCTGAAATGTTTGTATATATCTTTGATGGCATTGACATAGTCAAATTTTTTTCTGTTATGACTCTATTGATATTTCCTTCACTACCAACTTTTGTTCTATCCAGAGTAGAAATTTTTTCTGCTACTTTATCCATGCTTTTTACTATTGAATCAAAAGTTGTCGATATTGATTTCTCTATATCATCAATAATTTCTTTATTTTGCTTGATTAATTCTAAGCATGTCTTGATTATGCTTTCAGTTGCGTCTGCAAGCTTCATTGCACTGCCGTCTATTTTTTCAAAAATGGCAATAACTTTTTCCGATAATTCTGAAACGTTCTCTGTAGACTCATTTGGTCTTAAGATTTCTATTTGCTCTTCGATAATTTTAACTAAATTTGGATCGGGCATGAATATTCTCACTCCAAAATTTCTAATTATCCACACTACTTAATTTTAATTTATATTTGTTAAAAAAATAACGGATTAGAGTTGATCTAATCCGTTACTTATGTTTGCTTGACTTTCTAGTATCGATTTTATCTCGTTAAACCATATTTGTCTTGCATTATATGACATTAAGTATGTATCAGAATAATTGACTTTACCGTAGTATACTAATTGAACTAGTTCTTTCTCAATGTCGATGCTAGGATTCCGATAAACCGACAATAGATCCGTCATCATTCTTGGGTTCTCCGTTGCTCGGACGAAAAAATTCGAATGAGAGGATCGGTGCTTGTTCAAAATAATTTTCACATGACGGACATTTTGTAAATGTATTTTCTACAAAGCCATGATCGTATTTAGCAATTTCATTCCGAAATGCTGCTAAGTCAATAGCTGGAAGTTTTGGCCAAATTTTTAGAAGCATTGTATCAAAATCTTCATCTTGCGTCAATATTGTTTTATCTTCATTTGGCAATGTCATTTCATTTACGCATCGAGCTAGTTTGAAGATGTCCGGACTGACCGTTGCCCCAAGCTTGACTGAATCTGAATGAGTTCTTTCAGTCGCTTCAATCATGTCTTTCAGTCTAGGCAATCGGAATGAAACTTCAATTCCACTCTTTGGTAAAACTATTGATAATGGTTCTTTGCAGTCCTCTAAGAAAGTAACTTCATATTTAGTCATATCAATCGTATTTTGAATGCTACTTTCACATTTTGGGCATTCGATATTGACTGTATATTTCGGACCGTAACTTAAGGAACGAATTAAATATAGTAAATAGAAGAAATCTCCGATAGTCAGCATATCGATCGAAGTCTTTTCTTCCATTACAGACTGGATAAGTTTCTTGATAATATTATAGAAATTTCCGCGGCTGAACTTATCAATCAACTTTTCTTCTGCAGTCAACCATGGTCGAATATGAACTTTTCCACTGGCAAATTCAGTTCCACCATATAATATTCCTTTTGACGGCAATTGTATTTCTTCTGATCCTTGTACAAGAAAGCTTAAATCTAGATCTTTCTTAGGCATTATTATCCTCCTCAACTTTATACAGATTTATACCACTATCATTCAACAATGGTAATCCTCTTGTATCTTTTTCATATATTAATTTAAAATATATATTTTTAATTCCAGCAGCAATTATTGATTTGCAACAGTCTAAACATGGTGAATACGTGATATATATGTCAGAATCTTTTACTGAAATTCCTTCTCGAGCTGCGACGAGTAGGCAGTTAATTTCAGCATGGATTTCATTTTCTAAACTCCAAGCGTGATGTTCTTCAGCATTATAATTATCTCCAAAGATTTCATCACAATTCTTAAGTCCAGGCGGAGTTCCATTGATTCCTGTAGAGATTATCCTCTTATTCTTTACGATCAATGCCCCAACTTTCTTTGATACACAATGACTTCCTTTGGCTATCGATTCTGTTATTTCTAAGAAAATTCGATGCCATTTCATCTCAGATTTTGTGCAATGATTTTTTGGATTTTTCACATAGAATAAATCTTTTTCCATTATGCAATCAAACCCTTTTTGGCAATCTCCGGCATAATAAGTTTTGTTGAAAAATTTTCAAATGCTTTTAGCATTTCTGAATCTGTAACTTTACCATGCATATCAAAATTGGATAAATTGATGCATAGAGTACCAGGAATTCCATTTTGTATTGCAGGATTGTTAGAAAGCAGACCAAAACCAGGCATTAAAATATAACCTAATCCTCCAGTATTCTGATTGGGCATTTTATGCACTGACACGACTTTTGTACTTGTGATTAATCCTTCTCCTGATATTCCATCGATTCTTACAAGATGTTCAACCATAGGTCCAGATTCTGCGTTAGCTAAATAAATTAAATCTCCAATCTTATACATTCTTTAATCTCCCTTTAATCAGCATAATTATTTCTTCTATATTTAATTTACTATGATCTAAAATATTGAACGTAGGTATATTTAAGTGATTTGCTATTCTTATTGCTTGACCGGTACCACCTTTAACTTCTCCTGTTTTTAATGTTTCAGCACAGTATACAATAATATTTGAAGGAGTTTTAAGATCTTTGCCTAAGACTTGATACGTATCACGGGCTATCAATTTTACCGCTCCCTGGGACAACCTGGAATATGCTGGATGAAATTTTTTGGCATAGCTATAAGCTTCTGGAGATATGGAAAATAATGATGAATTATTTCCATTAAATCCTTTCCAAGGTAAATAAATTTCCTTTTTTCCTTGTATCAAATCACAACCTTCTTCAAATGCTGCATCAGCACCCTCGGCTCCGCCAGATCTTAGAATCCAATCTTCTCCAGCTAATAACGTTGCGATATTCTTGCACAATATAGTCATTTCATTTGAAATTGATCTAGATCCTATTCCGGAATAATATATTGTATCCATTTTACCTCCAGTTATCATTTTTATATATTTGTCAACAATTAATTAAATTTGCATATAAAAAAAAGCTAGGAGTTAATCCTCCTAGCTGGTTGCAATTAAGCTACTGGATTAATGACAAAAGTCAAATGTTGTTCATCGGTGATAATATCGGTTATCTCTGCCCAATTCCCATCGGCCATCTTGGTCATTTTGCCGATCTTATTTTTTCCAATAGTTATTGGACCAGAAAACTCTTTCAGAATATTCTTTCCACCGTTATCATTGAGTATACGGAACACTAGACATTTGGCTTCAAAAAACATTCCATCATCAGTAAAGGTCTTAGTGTCGGGTTTAACCTTTTTAGTCCGAGGCTTACGAACCTTTGTCTCAGTGGTTTTTATCGTTGTAGTCTTCTTTGCCTTGACCGGTTTAGTTACCGTAGTCTTTTCAGTCTTTGTCCTAGGCATTTTATTCCCTCCAATTAAAGATTAAATTCTGCATTATATTCATTATGAACATCTTCAGATTCTTGGTACTCAAGGTAAGCATCAGAACCATATTCAGCTTCAATCTGATATCAGTGTTCATCATGATCTAGATCAGTATCCGTGGTGTTCATTATATCAAGCATCTTTTTGCAATAAGCCTTGGCATTCTCTGTCCAACAGAGATATTATATCATATTTAAGTTCGGATGTACACTATGAATATTAGTTTACTTTTTCTGTGGTTTTGTGAACTGTTTTATATTAGATGAAGCTGACCATTCTCGTATCAAGGCTTTAGAGAAATCTACAAACATTCTAAATTGAGCTCCGGCTTCGCCATCACGATTCTTGAAAACATAAATGATGCTATTGTTATTTGCATTGTCGGCAGGAGTTGCATTAATTGTCACTCCACAATCTACAATTCTGGCAATACCATAAGATTCTGCGATGAATTCCTCTGTTAAAATTCCTCCGGATTCAAGCTTTTCAATGGCTGATCGATTAAGCTGAGTAGCGGTAATAACGGGTATATTAAACTCAATGCCTAAGTTTCTTAATTGCTGATAAATTGAATCTAGTTCAAATCTTTTGTCATTATATTTATTTAATGATCTCATAATATCAGCATAATCCACAATTAACACATCAGGTATGAATTTTCTGACATTTTCTAATCTTTTAATAAAAGCTGATATATCAGCTGCAGAAGCCAATCCAGAAGGATACCTTTTCACAACTAGTTTACCAATATGATTCTCTAATAATTCTTTAATTTTTACATTTGCCTTTGGTGTCTTGAGTTCATCTTTATTTAAACCAAGTAACCGCATGTCATATCTTTGAGATGTTATTTCTTCTGACATTTCCAAAGTTATATGCAAAACATTCTTTTTCTGCAATAGGATATTGGCTCCAGCATTGACAAGATACATCGATTTTCCACTGTGAGCTGGACCCATATATGTGAATAATTCACCTACTCCATATCCACCAAAAATTTGGTCAAACTTACCCCATCCCGTTGATACTCTTTTTACCTCGGCATCGTTTTTTCTTCTCATCCAACGATTTAATATTTCGTCATCATTATAAACATCGACACCAAAATCATCTAAAGAAGCACCAATTGTCAATGCCTTTTCAATTCGATCCTTTACATTCAAATGTTTTTTGATATCACCTAAATCATCTAATGATTCAATTACCGCCTTTTTTATTGCTTGACAACTAATGAAATTTCTTACATTTTCCTCGACATATCTTAATGTGGAACTTGGAAGTCTTTCACTATCATAGATTTCGGCTACTGTTTCTGATAAAGTTTCTGACTTGTATGTTTTTGATACTAAATCATACAAAATTTCTTTTGTTGGTATACCACGATATTCATTGAAAAATTTTTGTATTCCTTTGAAAATTTCACTATACTCTCTTATTTCGAAATTCTCATGACTAGTCAAGACCCCGAGATGTTCAAATATCTTGGGTTCTTGTACCATTGCTACTATAATCTGTTTTTGGAATTCTGGAGAAAATGAAAAGGTATCCGGATTCCATCCAGTAACATCTGACAATGTAAATGTTCACTCCAATCTTTCTATTTCAATTTAACTTATAAAAATAAAAGTATATTTTTTAAATTAAATAAACATTTTTGATAACTTTTCATAAGTAATATCAGATTCATCTAGATTATCAATTACCGTAATAAATTCTTGTTCAAATTCCCCAACAAATAAATGAATAATTTCTTTATATGTTAGATTTGGATTTAAACTTTTTAATTTAAATAAACTATTGATATTGCTCTGCAAAGACGGAATTAGTCGATGGAAATCTTCAGATGTCTTTAATGCCAAGTGTTTATTGATATTAGCAGAATCTTCTTCTTTGGTCTTGAAGCGATCATACATCGTAGCGATCTTTACTGAAAATATAAGATTAGGTATCGGTATCTTTCTATCAGGTATATTGATAGCATTAGATATCTGAGACCAATTTCTTATCATGACATCTAGATATTCATTAATGTCAATGACATTAGATTCAGACATAAATTTTATTATCTGTTTCCAAGCAGGTTTTGAGTTTATATATTCTTTTATTGTCATAAATTTCTTTGGTATAGCTGAAACATCAGTCTTTGGTATAGCTATTTTTCCTAAATAACTTTTTGTATATTTGAATATGATTTTATTGTATATTGTTGCAATCTTTGATATCGATAGTAATGTCAACATATCTTTGCTATTGGTTTTAAATGTATAATTATTTTTTTGCATATGACATATTCCTCTGATATACTAAATATTGAATTAAATTAATCAAATCTTCGATTGCAAAATGTTTTATAAGATTTTCCTTTTTTAGCTTCTTTTTTACAAAACTACGAATATACCCAACTGCACGATTAGATAATTCTCCGTCAAAAGACTTAGGTTCATCAATCAATATGTCTGCATAGGTAGATTTCATCCATATAAGGATATTGTTCAATGATATATCTAAAGATTCTAAGATCGTTTTATACAATACATTTTCAGCTGGTTGAATGTTTTTGTTTTTGTAATATTTATTGAAATCAAATACGACTGTAGTCTCATATTTCAATTTATCAACTAGATCATACAATATACTAGTATTATTGAGATAGAATGAAATTGATTCTTTGACATAAATAAGATATTGATATGTAATATATATACTTGTGTCTACATCTAATATGACATTTTTTGGTTTAGGTTTAGGAGTTATCATTGCATTGATATCTATATCTTTTTCAGCTGATTCATTGTTATTTGACATGCTAATCTTAAATGGAGTATCTTCACTCGATTCTTCAGTCATATTTCTAGTCAAATCAGTATAAGTCATTTCTTTATCTTTTACTTTGCGAGAATTTGTATAATACTTCAGAAGTGTGTTTTTTACTATTCGGTTTAAATATGCAAATAATCTGCCTCGATCTGGATCATAACGATTCAATGATTTTATTATTTCTACCATGCACTCTGATATTACATCATTGCGATTGTTTTTTATGTGGTGATTATAGCTAAACTCCTTATTTATCATGCCATTGATTAAGGTATCCAAAATTGGAGCTATTTGATTGAATATTTTATCTGATTTTGTTGCTTTATATTCTCTAACTAATGCGATCATTTCTTTTTCAATGAAGTAGTTTGATTTCTTTTTCTTTACATCAGTTTTTGTTGTCATATACGATTCCTCCAAAAACACCTTTCAGATTTACCAATATTATAACATATTGATAACCATTTGTACACAGCCTAGGAATTGCTGACATTTATTTTAATATTTAGACTTTAATCAGCAATTTTAAAATTCATATCAAAAATATTCTCTTAAAACAGAAGTTAATAATAGGTTCTGATCCTAAAGGTATAACCTTAGGTAATAAGAGTTGTAAAACTATAAAAAGACCGAAGCTCCCCGGGCTTTTTATATTGATAAAAAAGTAGCTACGGATGTAGTAGTATCGTTAATAGGTTGATAATTCGAACTTAGAAGACTGTTCGAAAAAAAATGGGTTGGAATCCAACCCATTTTTATTTGTTTACAAACTGGAATATATATGGTATAATTTGATATATCTGATAGAAAGGAAGAATTTTTTGATATGGCGACAAAAAAATTGTATGATGTCTCTGAGACATTAATTGACAAATATAACTCCTTATGGGTTGAGAAATATCGTCCTAAAATTCTAGAGGAATTGGTAGTAAATGATAATCTATATAGTTTTATCAAGAAATGCATTGAAGAAAATGATATTCCTCATCTATTATTGCATGGCCGCCCAGGTACAGGGAAAAATTCAATTGTCAATGTACTAAATAATAATCTAAAAGCTATTACATTAACGATCAATGCTTCAGAAGAAAGAGGCATTGACACTATTCGCGATAAGGTACAAGGATTTGCTCGATCGAGTGCTTGGGCTAATAGTCTTAAGATCGTAATATTGAATGAAGCTGATGGTTTAAATTATACCGCACAAGATTCTCTTCGCGAATTAATGGAAACAACCAGTAAGTCCTGCAGATTCATCCTTACTTGCAATTATATCAATCGAATCAGCGATGCTATTCGTAGTCGTTGTAGTGAGTTTGAATTGATGCCTAAAAATATCGATATCGCCGGTCGACTTACTAATATTTTAGATGCAGAAAATATAACATATTCTAATGGTTATATTATTGAATTGATAAAAAAGTATGGTACTGATATTCGAAAAATGATCAATGAATCACAAAAATTATCCGCCAGTCACGAAGTATTATCTGAAGATGTGCTTCTAGATCAATTTAGTTCAAAATATAATGAATTTTTTGATAAGATGTTTTCATTTAAAGATGCAAAGAAAATATCAGATTTAGCAAAAAAGATGCTGTTTGATGAAGATATATATACGGCTTTAAAAGATTATGTCATTGCAAAATACAACAATATGGATGCCGTTATTATAATTGCTGATCATGCCTACAAGTCGCGAATAGTCATGGATAAAGATCTAGTTTTCCTCAGTTGCATATTTAATTTGATGGAGGTAATGAAATGAAGTTAGTTGATGGAATTCCAACATTAACCTGCAGACCAATAAGAGTATATGTGGCATGTCCTTATAGTATAAACGGTAAAACTAGCATGGATATTCGTCAGCATAACTTTGAAATTGTTACAAAATTAACTGCTAAACTATTAAATATGAATCTTGTAGTTTTTAGCCCAATAACACATAGTCACCCGATACAGACTATCGGTAAGTTAACATCTAATGACCTGGATTTTTGGATGGCTGAAGATCTGCCTTTTGTTGAATTTTGCGACATTGTATTAGTCGTGACTTTACCTGGTTGGCAAGAATCAAATGGTGTTCAATCAGAAATTTCATTTGCTAAAACTTTAGATAAAAAGATATATTATGCAACATTTGATGATGAAGAATTGAAAATATATGAGGAGGATTAATCAAATGATCCCAATTTATAATAGTAGTGCAGAGAATTATTTAGATCTATTACAAGCAATAACTGAACAGGGTTATGTAACTCAACCTCGTGGTCTAAAAATATCAGAATTGATTTGTGAACAATTATTCATCAGTAAAAACAATGTTTTAATGAATTGCCCAGGAATAAGAAATGTAACAAATGAAAAAACGAAAGAGGGACAATATCTTCGTGCAGAATTTGTGTGGTATATGTCAGGTTCTTTGAAAACTAATTTCATTTCACAGTACGGCAAAATGTGGGAAAAACTTGGAAATGAATTTAATGATAAAAATGAGTTAAATGGCGATATCAATTCAAACTATGGATATCAGGTATTTCAAAAACCGGTTACTGAATTTTTACATATTCTAGTTGGCAAGAATAATATTGGTACTGCCAAGTCTTCATTCGAATGGGTAGTTGATGAATTCAACAGAGATCCTGATACGAGAAAAGCTATAATTCAATATACTTGGCCGGTTATTTATATGGAAGGTGTAAAAGATTTTACATGTACACAAACACAGCACTTTCTATATCGAGAAAAACAACTTTTCAATCTTGTTCACATTCGTTCAAGTGATGCTATTAAAGGATTAACATTTGACATTCCTTGGTGGGATTTTGTTGGTCAATGTGTAGCTCGAAAGCTCAATTTCGAATATAACAAGATGCGAGTAATTATTGGAAGTTCTCATATTTACTCAAATGATATGCCACTGGTTGAAAAGCTTTTAGATTCTGAGACCTTCAATTTTGATTCAATGATTCTGAGAAGTGATGCTGATATCAAGTCAAAGTTATTGGATGTTATTCTAAAGATTGAAGATCTTCTTACAGATGAAAATGATCTTAAGCTTTTGAATAGTATAATCACTACACCATATAAGAATGATAATATCGATTTTATCTATGCTCTCATATTGTTATGCGGATTCTATGTGACAAACAAGAAATTGACAGAATCAAAAAGTATTATGGATGATTTAAATAATAGAATATTCGATGCAGTTTTTGAATATTAAAGGAGAATATATATGAAAATTGTAATAGAAAAAGATAGTATAGCAAAGATCAATATGTTATTGAATTTATGTCCTGATACATTTCCATTTGTACCATTAAAATTTTATATAGATTTTGATAATGGGAACAGTTATGCTAGCATTGAAACCGTCGATATCAATGGAGATGTTATCTTCTCTGGCAGAGTTACGATCGATCCTCTAGAACTTCAACCTGGTACAGGCATGGTTGTTCGTTTGCCGATGAACAAGACAATCATCAATACAATATTTGGTTCGGCTTTCGATAAATTAGAAATTAGCAAGAATAAGATTAATGCCAAAGCGAAGAATAAAAATATCTCGGTTGCGATGTATCAACTATCTGAGGATGATATACTCGAATTTCCGTATGATAATATATCAATATTCAATTTAGCTGTTCAAGAAAATAAGTTGGGAACTGTTGAATATTGTAAATTTGAAGTTGAACCAAAAGAGTTAAGAGATTTATTGGATTGTATTGATATTTTATCTAGTCCTGAATTTGTAATATTCAGTGCTGATTCCGGTGGCAAATTATCTGTTGGTTGTGATGATCACTCCGGGAATGAAGTTGAATATGAATTTGAAACCATATCTAATTCCGATTTCTTAGCCAAATATGATATGAATTTGGTAAAGATCATGAATAAAGTTAGTCGAACAAAAGATTTTAAAGTTGATGTATTGATCAGTAATATATTAGCAGCATTTACCTTAGAAAAGGATGATAGTCAAATTACGATTGCAGTTACAGCACAAAAGCTATGATAACTAGCAGTTTACAAATATTAATATTCGTAGTATAATAGGGCAGAGAACATTCTGCTCTATTTTTTTACATATTAGGAGTGACAGCATGCGAGTTCTTATTATCGATTTTTTTAACTTGGTAAAAAGATATACATATAGCTATAAATTAGAAGATATGGAACCTGGAGAAATTATTGATAAATTAACTTTCAATATATTGAATCGAATCTGTGATGTTATTTATGAATCACAACCAGATATTATTGTAACATGCTCTGACAGTGGTTTCAACAAAAGAGCGGCTTCGGCTGTTGAAGGATACAAAGCCAATCGAAAAAGATCTAAGTCTTTGACTGACGAAGAAAAAGAGAAAGATTATATTGAATATCTAAAATCAGTAATGACTGCATTGCCGATGCCATTTATTGAAATAAAAGATACCGAAGCAGACTTACTTATTATGTGTTTAATCAAATATCTAAGAAAACTTGATCCTAAAATTGCAATCATTTTAGCTTCTAGTGACTCTGATATGCTACAAATACTAGATAATAATACAAAAATAATAGATTGGTATAAAGGCGATGTTACGGTCGAAAATTGGCATAAGAAACACGAGAAGCACGGTGTAGATATAAACTTGAAAAATTATGCGATTGGTAAATCAATTGTCGGTGATGCTAGTGACAACATAAAAGGTGTTATGCATTGGGGATGGAAAAAGGTATCTAAATTATTCACTACTATCAATTCGATTTATGGAAAAGATCTAGTATTCGATAACGCCAATGTCCTGATAAATTATATATATGAAACTCTAAATTCAAATTATAATATTGATTCAAAGACGATAGAATTTTTAGAATCTAGTCTAGAGATGTTGAATGAAAATAAAAAATTTATTAACAACAATCTATCAATCATTGACCTAACATTATTAGAAACACCATATATGTTTCAGATAAATTCTCTTATTGAAAGATCTTTATTTGAAAATAAGATAACATTCAATAAAAAAGAATTCTTGGAGTTATTGAAACTTGATCGATATGGTTATGATGAAGAAGAATATAAAAAAATATTAGCTAAAAATAGCAAATCTTCAGCGATATTTTATTATATATCAAAGAAGGCAAATATTGCAATATCAACGTTAAAAAACAAGAGAAGTCGGGTGATTCAGAGTTGAAAGCGCTTTTGGTTGGAGATCTACATACTGACAATGCAAAAAGTTCAATTGCAAATAGTGATTCCTTTCATGAAGTTTTTATGACTTTTGATCTAATAAAAAGAACGATTGAAGAAAGAAGACCAGATTTTTTAATATTTTTTGGAGATGTATTTGATTCACCATATTCAATTACATCTCCTGTTATTACTATCATTTCAGAAATCATTGCTGAAATATCCTTAGATGTATCTGTTCTATTTATTGTTGGAAACCATGATGATGTTGATGATAAGATGTCTAATGTGAAAATTGGTGATCGTTACATGAAGATAAGAGCATCTCTTTTAGCTCCATTTTCACATTATCCAAATGTAATAGTATTTGATTCTCCTAAAGTCATAAAGATTCAAGACGAGGTGGAAATTGCATTCATTCCATATTGTTCGAATATCATACCAAGTTTAGATTCTGCTGACAAAAAATTCAGCCGAGGATGTAAAAGAATATTGATGGGTCATTTTGATATGAAACAAAGTTATTATATGATAAAGTCTGGAGACTCAGATATATCTGAAAATATTCCGTCAGCTGAAGATTTGATACGAAAGTATAATTATGATCTAGTACTATTGGGTCATGTCCATGATCCTTCTGAATATGAAGTAGATGGCAAGATTGCAAAATATATTGGATCTTGCAGAAATGTTGATTTTAGAAATACCGGAGAAAATAAAGGAGTATATATGTTTGATTTTGATACCTTTGAGATGGAATACATTGATAATCCTTATACTAGTATCTATAAGATATTCACTAATTTCAAATCTCTACAAAATTATTGTATGAACAATGATCCAGAAAAATTGAGTAGAACAAAAATTTTGTATAAATATACATCAAGTGCTGACGTACCAAAAATCTCAAAACTTAAAGAGTATTTCAAGTCAATTCGTTTCGAAAATAATATTTTAGCAGAAACAACTTCCCTTAATTCAGTTTCACAGATTGCAGCTCAGAATTTTGAAGAGATGATAAAAAACAACCTAATCACAAAAGACAAACTTATTGATTACGCTATACAATTCAAGCCACCAAAAGATAAAGATTCAATAATAAATGTATTTAAACTATTTAGTAGGTGATAAGATAATGGATCAACAGATAAAAGATTGGTTTACAAGATTCAGATTGCGTTTAGCTTCCTTTTTTATAAAATCAGCTATAAATGTAATTGATAAAAATACCATTGAGGGAATGGCTTTGGTTATATCTGTAGACGAATGGGTTAAGTATTTAAACTCAGTTTATGATAAGATACCGGCTAATAAAAAATGAGAATAAAAAGTATTAATATCCAAAACTTCCTGTCGTTTAAAAATATCACATTAGATCTAGCATCTAGCTATGAAGATAAGCCAACACTGTATATTATTGATGGTATAAATTATGATGCGGAAAGTGAAGATGCTAGCAACGGAAGTGGAAAATCCACTCTAATCGGCGAATCAATCATGTACAATCTATTTGGCCGAGGTTTACGTGGAACTAAGCAAAAAGTGAAGTTGAATGATATGATTCGTAATGGTACGAGTAAAATGAGCAATACCGTTGAATATTTCATCAATTCAAATGAAGAAACCGGAGTATTGAAAATTTCCAGAACAAAAGTTTCAGATGGAAATAGTACAACCAATGTTGATATTGATGGTAAGTCAAAGACTAAGAGAACTAAAAGATTGTCAGATAAGGACATCAAGATGTTTGTTGATTTTTCAGCAGACACCTTTTCTCAAGTCATCGTCTACTATCGAGACAATATCAATTTGTTAGCTATGAACTATAGTCAAAGATTAGACTTTTTCAAAAATATGGTTGATCTCTCAATAATCGATGAATACTACAACAAAGCTAAAGATTTCAAAGTAAGCAACGAAAAGTTCCTAGAAAGATTATCATTGAATAAGAAAAATACTGAAGAAATTATTAACATTGTAACTGAGAATAAAGATAAATATTTAGAGTATATCAACAATAAACTGAAGGAACTGAATGATAATTTAGCTAAAGTTGAAGGTACCATAATTGAAGATATATCTAAATATAAGACTGAGTTAGCAGAGAAAAACGAAGCTCTAACTGAGATCGATGCTAACATGTCAAAATTGCAAAGTTCAATCTCAATCAATAGAAATAACATTGATAAGCTGGAAAAAGAGATAAAGAAATTCAGCTCAATGTCTGGTATACCATGTCCTACATGCAAGCAAATGGTTACCGATAGTTATATCGTCAGCATAAGTAAAAATTATAATGATGAAATAAATGAATTAAGCTTGATTGTTGAAGACGAAAAAACTAAGTATGCCGAATTAGATCGTAGTCGAAAGAAAATAAAATCTGAAGTAAGTCAAATTAATGATAAAATTAATGAAATTAATTCTGAAAGTATATTGAAAACCCAATCAATGAAGTCTATCAATTTAGAGATCAAAAAATTGGAAAGTGAATTGACAAAATCCAATACTAAAAGTCAAAATGTTGATAAGTCTAAATATGAGAAGAGATTAGTTGCTATCAATAAAGCACTTGCGATTAGAAATAACTGGCAAGAAGCAGCTGAATATTGGAATGTCATATTTGCACCAAAGTCTTTGTTAAGAAGTGCAATCATACGAAAGTATGTTACAATACTATCTGACATCTTTGAATATTATATATCTAAACTATATAACAATGAAATCTTAGGAAAGATCTCGATTGACGATGATGGTCAAATTGATATCGTTCTATTCAAGGATGGTTATGAGACAAACTATTGGCAAATGAGCTCTGGTGAAAGAAAACGAATTGATATTGCAATGATTCTATCATTATATGAATTCACTAGCTACATCAATCCTAACATACCAAAGTTCTTAATTCTTGATGAAATCTATGATGCACTTGATTATCCTGGAATCGTTGTTGTTACCGATACATTATTAGATATGCAAAGACGACACAATATAGATTTATTCATTATAACACATATTCCTTTACCATTAGAAAACATTCCGGAATATGTCAACATTAAAAATATTCTTGTGACAAAGAAGGATAAATGCTCCACTGTAAAATATTTGGGGTGATATGTTTGGCTGAGATAAATGATTTTATTGAAATTTTATTAGCTTCACCGATTTCATATGGAAACACGATAACATTTATTGATATTGATGATACAACCTTTAAAACCGGTTCTAAAGTCAGTGTTAGAAATGAAAACGATGAAATTGTAAGAAGACTTACAAGTGAAGAATACAATAATTATCAACTTAAACCCGGAGAATATTTTGACTACAGAGAATTCAGTGATTCTAGTATATTCAATAAAACAGCTAAACCAATACCAAACGTTTTAAGACGCGTCAATCAGTTTCTTAATGTTATAAAGCTAAAAAGAAATCATGATAAAATAGTATTCTTAACTGCAAGAACTGATATGGACGATAAGGAAACTTTTCTAGATGCATTTCGAAAAATAGGTATACCAGTTGATAATAAAGATATCGTATATATTGAAAGAGCCGGAAATTTAGTAACAATGTCCACACCTGAAGCTAAAGCGCATATCATCAAAAAATATCTAGATAAAAAGATCTATTCGCAAACTAGAATGCTGGATGATTCTATACATAATCTATCAGAGTTTTTAAAATTAAAAAATCAGTATCCAGAGATCAACTTTATTGCAATAAAAGTTGCTAATGATGGTGCTCTTAAACGAATCAATTGATTGGTGTGATATTATGTCGATAATAGATGATTTAGATAAGATATTAATAAGTGCAAGGAGAAATCCAGAACAAAATCCTAAAATATCATTAAAGAATTTTTTGAGTAAATATAAAGATACAAAAGATTTATACGTTTCATTTAAAAGTTTTGAAAAAATGGGCATTAATCCAACAGCTAAATGGGGACATATGTCTCCAATGGGTGTTTATGCATATCCATTAAATTTTGTCATTAGAACTTTAGAGGCAAAAGAATCATGTATAGGAATGGATTTGCCTTTTGCTTTTGATAAAAAATTAGCCTATGTTATAAAAAAACGAGATGTGCCTGGATTAATATTTATTGATAATATACAAGCATATGATAATGATCAATTAACATTAGATATAGAAAAAATAAGAAAATATGTTAAAGATGAATTGAAATTTGATAAAAAGTCACTAGAAAGAGTAGAAGGAATAATATCTGCTGTATTTGAAGCAAATGAAAATTATTATAGCAAAGAATTTAAAATTATCTATAATATAACTCAATATATAGGTAGTTTCATTGGTAGAACTAATAGTGATGATGAGTCTAAACAAAAAATCAATAAGGCATCACAATGGAATTCTTTATTTCGTAAATGTTTAGGTTATTCTGGTTGCGCAGATAAATTCAATTCTAGAATTATCCATGGTGATATTCCATATGAAACAATATTTTTTACGACGCGTGCATATGAGGTTTTGGATGCATATAATAATATTTCATATAATGTTAATAAAGGTTTGATTTTGCATAAACTATATGTGAAATTTATTCAACAATATATAGATGAATCTGAATTTGATGCATCTAATTCTGAATTTACATACAACTTAAATGGAAAAAATTATATAATAGAAGTCAATTTAACAGAAGATCCAGAAGATTATGATGATTCAGATTATAATATCAATATTCGAGAAGAAGATTCAACTTCATTGATGGATTTACCGGTATATTACATGAATGAAGATATGCTGAGTGATTTGAAAAAATATTTGGATAAAAATCCGAACATTAATAATACAAAACAGATAGTAGAAAATTTTTATCCAATATTTGAGAACGCATTAAAATCTATGATAAACAAATTTATCTTGGAGCATTATCAATAAAGGCAGGGTTTTTAATGTCAGACAATATATT